GTGTCTGATAGTATCGACGTTTAACTGGGAGAATAGTTTTGGATATATCTCCTTACCTGCCTTTACGTTAGGAGACTTAAGTCCGTCAAAATGGAGGCAAATACCTGTTTTCGTATCCCAGTGAGTATCGTTAACGGTAATCGTGGACCATCCGTTCTTGGGTTCGCAGAACTTTCCATGTGCATCAAACTGGTCCACTGCGTTTGCAATGGCTACAAACCGGAAAAACTTGGTTCCTACCTGAAGGTTGGCCCTCGCAGTAAAGATGGCGGGCTGAGTCTGAGCTGCTTCGTCAACCATCATAATCATTCGATCGGGGTGAACCCCCTGAATCTTTCCAACTGCCTGTTCGATATCTCCTGAATCTACAGCAATTGCCCTGATCGCGTACTTGTCATCCCCCTTCTTGGACTGGACCATCGTTTTTGAATCAATCGGGTTAAATCCGAAGAGAGTTGTGAAATTGGTTCTTCCTTTTGAATAGAACGACATCAATTCACTCCATACTCGTGCCCTAAGAGAAGGTACGGTCGTTGAAGTAAGTACGACCGAGGTTGCCATTGGCTTTGCCAGAAATTCAATAAAAGCAAAAAGGGTAAAAGAGAAAGTTTTGTGAGCACCGGAACACCCTGTCATTCCTATTTCTTTATATTTGCACCATGCCCAAAGCATTAATTCATTCCACTCGTGCCAATTCTTCCAGACCCACGGATAAAGCATCTGAATTACATGCTTGATATGCTCGGACCGGTGTAATCCTCCTATCGATTCAGAGTCTGCAACTCCGATATGAAGAAGCTCAATTTCAAATTGTCCGATATTCGGGGGTAATTGTTTTGGACTTAACCCGTAATACTGGATCTTGGTTGACATCAGCTTGTTGACAGATTTTAATGTGTAATCCCAAAATTACAAGATGCTTGTTATTTTACCATTCTACTCAGGAGACAAGAAACAGGCCGTTGAACTATCCGAATGGATCCTTGAACTGGGAGGAGTAAGCAAGCACGACTGTATTCTCTGTCACGACAAGAGAACAAATACAGACGGAATTCTTGATACCCTTTCCAAGTCTTTTAAATCGGTTACCACGATTGTTCCGTACGATGCCGCCGATTCGTGGCCTGCTGGTCCAAATAGGATGTTTGATTACACCTGCCGATATATCTCAGAGCTTGTAAAAAAACCTTTTCTTTGGATTGAGCCAGATGCAATTCCTCTTAAATCAAACTGGCTGGATAAAATTGAGGAAGAATATAATCAATGCGGAAAGCCCTTTATGGGTCAGTACGTAAACATTACTGATACCTACAAAGACGGTATAAACCACATGTCTGGGGTGGCTGTATATCCCCACAACGTAATTGCGGAAGCTCCTTCGGTTTTGAATAATATCACTGTTGCTTGGGATATTGTAGGAGCATTGGAAATACTTCCGAAGTTTTACGATACCAAGCTCATTCAGCATACTTGGAAGGCACAGTCCTTTAAAGACGTTGGAAGCCTTTGCCGACTTCGCGAAGAAGCGGTTATCTTCCACCAGAACAAGGACGGAAGCCTGATTAAATATCTTCGAGAATCCAAGACGAACAAGCCTTCTAATCTCAAGGAGTTGGTTCAGAAGTCCGTAGAGGTTACATTATCGGAAACGATAAAAGAAGTGCCTGAGACTATTGCCTCAAATACAGTCTACACCTTCTACGACCCTCTGCCCGAGCTTCAGGACGAGAAATTGATGCGTATGTGGCAGCAGAACTGGCGTGCTTACGGTTGGGAACCAGTCGTTCTTACTCTGAAAGATGCTCAGTCCTGGGATGGGAACAGATTCGAGAAATACAAGTCTTCTCAAAACCTTTACGAAGGAAAGTGCAAGAGAGACTATGTTTTCCGCTGTTACACCAGGTGGATTCCCTTGGCTTACACGGGTGGGGTGATGGTAGATTTCGATGTTTTCAACTACGGATTTACTCCGAAAATGTACGAGGATTTAAGGAATAATCTTCCTTCAGACAGGATTGTGCATTTAAGCGGTGATGCTACCCCGTGTGCTACGTTTGGGACTTCATCCGCGTACATGAAGCTCATAGAGGCTTTCGACGCGTACAACGACCTCGCAGACCCCAAAACACCCCATTTAAAGCAGAATGTTCATGACCAGAACATCCTTGATGCAAATCCTAAGTTATGGACAGGAATCAAGTTTTGCAGCCTTTACCCTGACGAAGAGCTTTGGAGCAAGTATCCTCTTACTCACTTCACGCACGGAAAAGTATCTTTCCCAAGAAGCAGCAAAATCAGAGTAATTCGTAACTTTGAACCTGTTCCTCGCAAGACTTCAAAAGTCAAAAATAGTCTTGCTGGGGTATAGTGTCCACGTACCAGTTGGAGAAAGAAAAGGATCACAAATATCTGACATATCGCAGATATGCTGAGATAGTGCTCCCTGTTCAAAATCTGTTGGGTAATTAAACTCATTACTCATCGATTGATGGCTTATAGAGGTTACCAGAGAAGCATATCCTGATGGATTAGACGGGGTAATAATTCCAATTCCGTCGAATTCAAGAAACAAAAGAGGATAATGATCAGTTCCATTCATATAGGATTTGTCCGGACCTACACCAAATGGAGGATTGGAAGACATGAAATACAAAATCCATGGAGAATTGGATGGAGGTCCAGAAAAGGTACCGTTGATATCGTAAAGAACATGTACGGGGTTTCCCATATTATCAAACGCATGACCGTCTCCGCTTCCAAGCCATGTCACATCCCAAGAGGATACGATAGTCTGTAAAGGCCATTTATTATTTTGAACAGTCCATCCCATTGCATCGGGATATCTTGTAGGATCTGTCACTGTGTAAGATGAAGTTTGCTGCCATACTACACTGCCTGTAATGGTTCCGCTTTGAGTTCCTGGTCCTCCTCCAAGATCAGGAGTAGGACCGCTGAATGCCATATCAATATCCATTGTCCACTCCCTGACTGCCCAGTAATAATTCATTACCTGCTGCAAAGGAAAACTCAGAGGATAATTTGAAGTGGGTCCGGTAGGAACAGTTCCCTGATTGGGAATATAGGGAAAGAATCCGAAACTGTCCTTGAAGAGAAATTGTATATCCGCCATCAGTCAGCTCCGCAAAAATCCTGAGGAAAGATTACAGGTATCACAGTTCCGGATATGACAGCTGTTGTATTGTAGCAAAGCATGTTTCCAATCTGATGCTGAACAATCTTCAGGCCTCCTGCTATTTCGATTCCAAACTCTGAGGATGAATCGTTAACAATCTTTGCAAGAATGATGTTTAAATCCGTCTGATTCGGAGGAGTAGAACTGTCCAAAACCACTGTGGCCGGTTTGGTGGCAGATCTTACAATAGAAGCACTGGTTATGGATAACGAAGAAACAACAGCGTTAACATAAATATAATCCCCTGCCGTTACGGTAATATCCGTATTCAATCCGGTTATCGATATAAGTCCTGTTGAAAAACTCAGACCGGGATTCCATATCTGCGTAAACGAATTTACATACACTGCCGGGAAAGCCACACTGCTGGTTGATCCTTCAGCAACGCCAGACGGTACATTGAGAAATTCCTGCTGCTCTACAGTTCCATTAAACTGCCACTTCTGTCTCCTGTAGTTTTGATCCTGAACAGGACTTTGAGTGATGGAAATAGGGATATGGACCGGGCTTTCCTGTGTGATTCCAAGCTGAGATAATCCTGTAGCCAGTGGCATTGCAGGACGATTACGGAGAAAGTTATCCCTTTCCTCCTGAAACGCTCTCTCGATAGCAGGATCTATTGTGCTACCACGTACGTTGTTGTCATCCGCCATAGATTAAATCCCCACCTTTCCACCTTGGATCCGATTACAATCTCAGTGCCTGCATTTACCCAGCCTTGGTATGTTGTCGCTGAAGGAGTGCTTGCTGCAATAGCAACACTCTCTGAAACAAATCCCCAGATCGGGTTATTACTGGCTGTATTGAAGGTTATATTGAAAGAATCGGTAAGACAATATCTCTCGGACAGATTGAAGAAAATACCCTGATAAATCAAATCCTGAGGATTGACAATCGTCCATGAAGTAGGAGTAGGGGGAGATGCTGCATATTGCACATGAATGCGAGATTGTGCATATTTCCTTCGTACGGCGTTTCGGATAAGGTTGATGTTTCCAAACTCGTTCCCATCCAGAGTGGAAATAAATGCTGCACTGGCACCGAATACAAGACAGGGAAAATCGTACTGAATCAGTTCGTGAGAGTCCCACGCAGAAGGAGGGGTGCCTCCATTAATGATTCTTGTGATACGAAGAGACTTCAGTTTTGTAATGGACTTTACGTAATCTTCAACTCCCGCACTTGTATTTGGAGTGTAAGTATTTGTAACAAGCTGTTTCTGGATGGTGATTACAGCGAAGGTTTCTCGATCTTCTTCGAAATCTTCAACCACATTTCCTACGAGAGTCCTTGAGATTCTAACCTCCCATCCTACAAGGTCTGTAACCGGCTCGGAAGTAATCTGCATCCATGTCTGATTCGGAGCGGATCCAGTCAAGGTTTCTCCTACTGCAATATTTGCAAGGACGTTCTTTCTCCTTTGTTCAGTCACTACCATTCCGTCAAAATCAATCCTTGTGCTGGTCAAGAATGGACCGGGGAGTGTTTCAAATACTCGCACCACTTTGACGTATCTGGACCTGAGAGGATCCTCGTCAGGAAGCTCCCGCATGTCTTCTTTAACAAGTAGTGCATTTGCGTTTGCGCTGTCAGGAGTGAGTTCAGGAAGTCTCTGATATCCTACTCTTGGAAGAATGTACTCCCTGATATATATCGGAAACGAAGTTGCTTCTCCACTGAACTGAAGAGCATAGTTCCATACGTCCTGAGACCGCGCAGATCGGTCGTTTGCCCAGAATCTGATAACCCATTTTCCATCCTGACTTACTCGTTCGGAGACAAGATAAAGTGGACTGGGCCACTTGTTTGCATCAGCCTCTTTGTAGGTTACTGATCCGTCCAAAGGCAAAGGAGTGTATCCTCCTCCTTCTGTAGAGTGTTTCTCTACAAGGACAATGTGCCCTATCTTCGTAATGAAGTCCGGTACGTCAGGAGTAGGGTACTGGGGAACTCCGACATTCGCTGGCGGCTGAGGAAATCTCGGATCTTTTTCTTCTTTAGGCATTATCGTGCGTTTCTTGAAAGAGGTACTTTCTTTCTTAAGACAGGTATTCCAGTTTCAATACCCTGTAATATAGTTTTTGGATATCGTTTATTGACTTCTCCCTTGGTATTTTTGTCTTGTTGCTGAGCTGCAAACTGAACAAGAGAAGGAACAAACAGAGATTTTCCAAGTTCTCCAAAGTATTCTGATCTCTGTTGTGGAGTAAACACTTTTGCAACCTGATCCATCTGATTTACAAACGGAACCTCTTCAGCAAGTCCGATAGATGCTGCAAGTATTCCCATTCCAAGCCCCTGTTTTTCAGTGTCGGTTCGTCTGAGTTTTGAGTCTGATACACGACGAATAGTAGCTCCAATCTGCAACGCTTCCAGAAGAGGGTTGTGAACCAGATAACTTGGGATATTGTGACCGTAGAGTTTTACAGCCCCTACTTTGGCGTCTCCTTCTTTTCTCTTTTGTCCTGGCTGGTAATATCCCCCAAATGTATTCGGATTAAGATACCCAAGAGTAAGTGCCGCAGCTCCAAGACTTCCCTTCTTCAAATCCCGCATGATAAGATCAGCCTCTCCGGGCTTGAGATTTTCTATTCCTCTTCGCATTGCGAATGCCAGACGAGCTGATCCTGTAACAAGTCCTGTTGCATACTGAAGAGTCTCGGCAACGATATTTGTAGGAACTTTAACGATAGGAAGAAGCACTCTTAATGCCGTACCTCCTACCTTGCTTGATACAGGTATTCTTCCTGTTTCCTTGTCGGGCTGGTCGAGCGCGGACAATGCACGTTTATACATCCCTACAACCCTGTTATCCTGCATGAAAATAGACCTCTGAGCATCCTTGTATGCTGAGGTTGCTATACTAGTCTGGACCAAGGGGTCTGATACATCCACTCCGTTTGCGATGGCATGGCTCATTCTTTTCTCGAATGACCTAGAAAATTCATTCCTCTTTGCTACAGTCTTAAGCGCTCCGTGGATGTTTCCCATGAAGTCCACTGCTTCGTTAGGAACGACGTTTTTCTTTCCGTAAAGGGCGTCCAGATCGCTTTTACCAGTAGTAAGCACCTTCCATGCATCCTTCATACCTTTGGTGAAACCCTCGGTAATAGCCTTCGCCTCGGATCTTGCATTTAGACCGCCTTCTCTGGGTGCTCTCTTTGCTACTTCAGGGATAAGCTTTGATATTCCTGCACCCACAAGCTCTTCAGCAGGGGTAAACATCATCCTCTCTCCTGCTGCGGATGTTAGTTTTGCCAGAGTAACAGGGCTGGAAAGAATGAAAGCACGCCTCCATTTCACCAGAGTATCCTGAACTTTCTCCAAAGGTGTACGTTGTTTCTGACGGTCCTTGTACAGGGCTCTCGCAAATGATTCTTTTGCTCTCTCGTTTTCTGCTTTTAGACGAAGAGCCTCATCATCCAAAGCAAGCTTTCTTCTTTCTGGTACCGATAAATCGCCTGTTTCAAGCTTTGATTCCAGCTCGGCAGTACGTCTTTTTAATCTTGTTTTATATCCTTTAAGGAGAGATTCCTGAGAAGGAGTCTTTTTCTTGGTGTAATCGTCGAAATTCTTCTGAGTTTCCTGAATCTTGTCATGTAACTTTTTGACTTCTTCTTCCTGTTCAGGAGTAAGCTTTTCACCGCCCAAAGCAGCTCTTCTCTCTGTCATCATCCTTGCAAGGGAGAAGTCTTCGTTTGCGAGCATCTTTCTTGCATTCAAACCTCTGGCTGTCTCTGTTCCTACTTTCTTTCCTACGTTGTACAGGTCAAGAAGCTGGTCGCTGAGGTAAGAAGAACGGATCCGATTCTCTTCTGCCAGTCCTTCATTTCCTTCTGAGTACGCTTTTACAGAGGCATTAATAGCCTTGTCGTACTCGTTTTGAAGGTCAATCTGATGATGGAGAAGTACTGCGTTTTCCTTGTCGGAAATCTCTCGTGGCTTCTCTTTCAGGCTTTTAACCAACTCATGAGGATACGCAGGATTCTGATCTATCGCTTTAGTGGCATCTTCCCATACCTGACCGAAGTCTCTCTTTCCTTCTGTAAAGGCAGCTGGAAGTCCTCGTTCGATTCTTTCTTGATCGACAACCTTGTTTCTAAGGCTTGTAGGAGACTTGGATTCGTCGAATCCAAAGGTTAACTGATCGGAATGAAGCTGTCCTCTTTCCGGTTGTTCCTTTATCTGATCTGCCTGTATCGCAACTTTAGCAGCCTGTTCTCTGGAAATGTAGTTTCCGTCGCTTGTCTTGAATCCGTACTCAGGAGTTTCCCTTGCAGTACGTTCTTCAGGTGCAGTTACCCCCGCCTTTGAGGCGGCTTCGATATGGTTCTTTCCCTCGAATACTTGACCTGTATTCGGATCGGTATAAGTGGCGGCTACTACTTTCGGCGCTTCTTGGCCTTGCGCTGCATTGAGTACGCGATCGCTACCGCCTGCTTCTGCGGCTTGCCCGCTTTCACTTCCGCTCGCACGTTGCTGCTGAACGCCTTCTTGCTTTTGCCCTTCTTGAGTGGCATTTTGTTCTCCTTCGTTTATCGTTAACGATAAGGCAGTCCCCCCTTCGGGTTGAACGGCGGGAGGCTGCTGGGTTACTTGCCCCGGCCCGGCTTGCTGCCCGGCTTCTTGTACACTACCGCGTTGTTCGGCTTGGATACTTTGGTCAGCTTGGTTTTTTTCATCTTCTTCACGTGTTTCACCTCCTTCAGGTGTTGGAGGAACTAGCAGTTCCCCAGCATTTTCTTCTTTCCCCCCACTTCCGCGATCTTCGGTTGTGCGTTGTGTTCGGGTACCGGAATCCGTTTCTTGAGTTCGTAATCCGTTTTGTTCGTCGGATACTCGTCCCCTCTGGCGATCATCGCCGGTTTCTGACTTGCCCAGTTGTTCATTCTGTTCACCTCCTTTAGGTATCTGTTCTGCGGTTAAAGGTAAATCATTCGCCTTTGCTTGTTGAGATAAATCGGAGCCTTCTCTTTTTTGAAGCTCCTGATCCATAAGTTTGGGATTATACTGCCATGTTTTCCTGAATTCAGGATCATTTGCCGCGATTTGCAATGTATCCGTAGGAGTATTTTCGATGATTTGCTTGGCTGTTTGGTCTCCAAGCTTGGGAAGTTCTACTCCTGAAGCATGCGCTGCGGCTGTACTTCCAAACAGTATAGCACTTCCTAAGTTCAAAAGAGAGGTAGTTTTATCTTGTACGGTTTTTGCGTCTTTGAAAGCCTTGTACTGCTGAGGAACCGAGCTGAGCATGTCTGCACCAAACCCGGCAGATGCAACACGCTGTAATGCCTTAAATGGAGCCATAACAGCCATTGCAGCACCCATTCTAGATCCCATAAATTCAGGTATTCCTTCCAAAGAATTGACGATACCTGCTCCGATTTGAGCTGCTGTCCCCTTTTGCTGGGGAATTCTTGGCAATGCACCTACTGCTTTTCCTCCTAGAATTCCTCCTTCTGAAGATAGCAATCCCTCTCTGACAAGATCGTTTGCGTAGGGCTTGTACTGGTATTCGGTTCCTTTGTCTGTTTGTACAGGTACAGCTTCTCGGAACTTCTGCTCTTCTGTTGGTCCTAGAATGGGAGAAAGATATTCTCGTACTGCCCTCGCTGCATGGGAAAGCATTCCTTCTTCAGGCGTGGCTTTGATTTGAGGAATATCTTTCTGAGTATCCTCTGTTTTTGGAGTAAAATGATCTGCTACCTGATCCAGAGTATATCCCGATTCCTGAGCAGTTTTAAATCGAGTATCTGATTGCGACAGATGAGAGTAAATATCCTCGTCGCTATACCCCGCCTGTCTTGCAGCGGCAAGAGTATCGTAATTGAAAGGCATTAGCTACCTCCAAAAATATCTCCCAAGGCAGGTTTTTGAGATGCAGCTTGAGGCTGTTGAGCTTGAACAGGAGATTCTGAATCAACTGGAACTTGTTCAGACGAAGATGCTTGAGGTGAAGCAGTTTGATTAAACGATGCTTTGTACTGATTGTATTCGTCTTTAGGAACAAAGGCTGTAACAGGCACACCTGTAGGAGTTTTTGCAGTAACCTTATAGTGAGTTCCGCTATCGTCGTTGACAAACTGATTGTCCTTGAAGTTTCCTGCCTCAATCTTTGTATCGGGAGCGAAAGCCTCTGCACGAGAAATCTGATACTTGGACTTGAAGTCCTTGTCAGGATTTGGAGCCTGACCGAATTTCAATTCCGTTCCCTTTTCGGTTTCCTGAGCGCCAGTTATATTGAGTCCTTTGGAAGTAAGATCCTGTCTGGATTGTTCTTTAACGGCCATTGCTCTGTCATCCGCAACCTTCTGCATGGCTTCAAAATCAGCTCGTCCTGTATCGTTGTTGTAAATCGGATTTACTCCGTGAGCCTTCGCAAATTCATCGACTGACTTGATATGAGAAGCATTCGCTTCAAGTCCTTTGTCCACCTGATTCTGCCAGATCTTCTCAAATCCATTCTTGGATTCCATCCCCAGATACGGATACTTTGCCTGGATATCCAAAACCTTTGAACGGTAATTGACATCAGAAGGATCTAGTTTTCCAAGATCCTTTAATGCATCGGTAACCTGAGAAGCCTGAGTCTGCGAAATCTTATTCTGATTCTCTTCTGCCTGAATCTGAAGCTGCCTCTGAGCATTGAGAGTCTTGTCTCTTTCCTGAGCAAGCTTGATAATCTGATCTCTCTGCTGTTCCTGAACGGAATTCTTCCTTGCTTCCTCAGAGAATTTGGCTGAATCAAGCATGGATTTTCTTTCTTCGATGCTTGAAGACTGTTCAAATCTTGCTTCTCGAAGCTGTTGTTCTCGCTCTTGAAGATCCTGTCTTTCCTGAAACTGTCTACGTGCTTCTGCAAGTCGCATGGCATTGCTGTAAACATTGCCACCACCCGTATTTCTGATTGGAAATTTGTCTAGTCCTGGCATATCAAATTGCGTGCATCACATCGTTCTGATGCAGACGAAACTCCGGTGAATTTTGTGCTGTTGCGGGACCAAACTTGTCGTGAAACGCCTGAGAATTTGAACTTGCTGTAGGATCAGGATTGGCATGAGCATCAATAACTCTAAACCCTCTGTCTCTTAATCCTTGTGCGTGTATATCAGCCTGACGTCTTGAAAGTGGGTCGAAGGAAGAATCGTAGTTTAATTCAGTATTTCCGACATTGTGCACAACATCAAATCCACCTTTCAATCGACTCGATCCTTGTCCGTCTTCTCCAAGAAGCATATTGTGCAGATGCAAGAAACCTGAAGAAGATTGTTCTGGTTTGGGATTGAGATAGGAATCATTCTCTCCTTGAAGAGAAGTCGCGTTTCTTTCCCATGATTGAGCGTTGTTTTCAGCAGGAGCTACCTCATTAACTGGATTATCGTTACCGATAGCGATGTTAAGAAGAGAATCATCCTGGGGTCCGTCTCCCAAACCTTCGCTCAAAAGGGAGTACGTAGGCGTATCTCCGATATTCGACATCTGTAGAGACTTCAGATTGGAGTTATCGAAGTACTTCTTGAAGATATCTGTTTTGAATGCGTCAGCCATTTCAGATGAGATTCATGATATGGGTGTAGGTTCTGTTCTGAACTTCAATCTGATTTCGAGTGAAGTCTCCCTCAAAATCGGCAAGCTCCTCATTCAGCATCTTAAACGCCTGGTTCCAGTAAACTTCGGATCTTTCCAAATCGTTTGCCTGATCGTATGCGTAGGCTTGTACTGCATACCGAAGGGCATTTAAATTGAACGGAAATACCTCGTCGTTGTCATTCAGAAGTGGAACAAAAGCTCTCTTGCATAGAGCATATACCAGTCTTGTCTCGGGAAACTGACCTACAATCCTGTATCTCTGATAGTTTGGACAAAGTTCGGCCTGACTGTATACAGCTATTTGTTCTGTAGGATTGGTCAATCCAACAAAGATACGGCCTTTTGTTTGTGGCTTAACAACTTCGTAAATACTGGTGATTGCATCTCCACTTGTGTACGGAATTTGAGTCTGAAGGTTGATACTGATTCCCTCTACTCCGTTGTTGTAAATTGGATTTCCGTTAGCATCCAAACATTTGAAAACAATCTGACCCGTCTCACCTGTTGCTTCTACATTTACGGTGAATGTGCTGGGAGTTTGAGGGTCTTGATAGGTGCAGTATCCATCTCCAAGACGTATAGCCTGAGTGTCGCCTACGTAATTGGTCGGGAAGAGTCCCATTCCATTCTCGCTAAACTGATACCACATGGGCTGAATACTTACGCCCTGAGAACACGCCTGATTCGGGGTGTTCTGGTCAATCATGATAACCTTGTCCACCGTTTCGATATCTTCGGGGCAGGTGATCTCGTTATTGTAAACGGTAAAGTACTGAGTGAAGTGGGTTCCCTTCCATCGACCGCTCTTGATTAGTCTCTCCGTTACATAATTCAGTGCATTATACACGCTAATGTCATTGGAATTACCCGGTGTAATAAGGGGCGCGAGTAAAGTACGAGCAGTACTGAAGGTCAGCCGTGACATTATCTGGCATTCTACTCTGTAAATTTTTTCTCACAAGCAGGAATTTTAATTGACTCATATTCCTATATCTGATTGACTAATCAGCTAATGAACATATCAGCGTTTATAACAAGCCTTGAACTTCTGGTAAAGAAATCAGGATCCCAGAAAATGGCAGCAGAATATCTCAATATCTCGGAGCCTTACCTGAGTGATATACTCCATGGAAAACGAGATCCAGGAGACAAGCTGCTTCGTGCAATGAAATTCAAGAAAGTTATCAGCTACGTACCCTATGAGTAAGTTCACAATCTCCGTTATCGGACTCAATCGACTGGAATCCACTCGCTGTTGCATTGATGCGATCTTCGAGAACAGCCATGACTTCCATCTTATCCTCACAAACAACGGATCAACGGATGGAACCAAGGAGTATTTTGACCAGATTAGTTGCCAGCATGACAATGTTACAGTCATTCATAACGAAACCAACGAAGGATTTATCCCTCCAAACAACAAAGCTTTCCAACTCGCTATTGATAACGTAAGTACTTACTTCATAGCACTTAACAACGATACTATTCCTACCTGTAGATGGCTTGACATGCTCATCTCCCCAATGGAGGGGAATCAGAATGTAGCGCTTACCGGACCTGCGGGAACATGCTGTTCTCTACACGAAAACATGCATGGATTTGACGGACCTCGGTACGAATATGTCGAGGGATCTTGTCTATGCGTGAAGGTTTCTATCGTTAAACAATACGCTCCTCTGTTTAGTGACTATCTTGACTTCATTTACGGGGATGATTCAGACCTTTCCCTTCGTATGCAGGAGAAGGGATACCAGATTCAACGTGTTTCCTTCACCATGCCTCATAAAAGAGGTGAGACGGTACAGACCCAGCCTGAAGTAAAGGTACGCTGTGAGGCTGCTCAGGCTCGAAATCACGAGGTTTTGAAGAAAAGATGGGCCCACTATCTGAAAGTTCGTAACTTCCGATTTCCGATCATTGTACGAAGGAATTACGCCATCGGAGATGTTCTTCTTACTACCCCTATTGTTCGTGCAATCAAGGAATCCAACCCTCTTTCCGATATTTATGTGGAAACGAACACCCCTCAGATCTTTAACGGGAACAAAAACATCCGTCAGGCAGGGGGTCAGTTCCAACTCGTAAACTCGTTAACGATAGATTTGAACGGAGCCTACGAATCTCGTCCTCTTACCCATATTATCAAGGCTTACGAGGAACAAACCCGTGAATATCTCCCAGGACTTGGGGAAGTTAAGATGAAACTGGATATCTTCCCCAGTGAACAGGACGATATATTCGCCCGAAAGATCAAAGAAACCATCTGCTCCCCTCAAGACAAGCTCTGCGTACTGCATATGGATCACGGAGACTGGCCGGGAAAGAACTGGCCTCACGAAAAGTTCGCAGAACTGGCAAATTGGTTGATTATTCGAGGGTTTAAGGTGGCAGCAGTAGGCACCAAGAACCCACAGATTCCCATGTCAGTATACAACTGGACCGGGAAAACAACCCTACATCAGCTCTGTTCCATCATGAAGGTGGCAAACCTGTTTATCGGAGTGGACAGCTTTCCGATGCACGCTGCTCAGGCCATGAACTGCCCTACAATCGGTCTTTTTGGGGTTACAAACGCGAAATACATCATGACAGACAGTGACAAGCACGTTGGAATTGATGCGGATCCTTCTATTGAATGCTCTGGAAAAAGGCACAGAGAGGAAGGCAAGACGTTTGTGAACTGCTCTCCGGACTGCATTAACTCAATTTCGGTGGATAAAGTTCAGGATGCAGTAGAAAATCTGGGGGTTTTATGAGCACAGTTCTAGTTACAGGCGGTGCAGGATTTATCGGAAGTCACATCTGTGAATCTCTTGTTAAAAAGAGTCATACTGTCTTTGCAATGGATGATCTGAGCGGAGGGAATGAAAACAATGTTCCCAAAGAAGCGATGTTTATCCTGATGGATATCTGCGACAAACATAAACTGAACGAATTCTTTGAGCGATACCAGATTGATTACATCATCCATGCAGCGGCCTACGCCGCAGAAGGACTGAGTCACTTCATTCGAAACTACAACTACAACAACAATCTGATTGGAAGTACCAACCTGATTAATTGTGCTGTAAACTCCGACGTAAAGTGCTTTGTATTCCTGTCCAGTATTGCTGTTTACGGTCACGGAAAGCCTCCATTTAACGAGGATATGAAGCCTGATCCTTGCGATCCTTACGGTATCGCAAAGTATTCAGTCGAAATGGACCTCAAGGCTGCAAATGAAATGTGGGGACTTCCGTATGTTATCTTCCGTCCTCACAATGTTTACGGAGAACGCCAGAATCTTTCGGATCCTTATCGAAATGTCATCGGTCTATTCATGAACAATCACATGCTTGGAAAGCCTTTGAACATCTTTGGAGACGGTACTCAGACCCGTGCCTTCTCTTACATTGATGACGTTGCTCCTGTTATCGCGGAGAGTATTGATGTTCCTGAATGCTGGAATCAAACATTCAATATCGGAGGATCTGTTCCTTGCTCGGTAAATGAACTGGCAATCCTGATCTGCGGAATCATGGGAGACTCGTCACATCCTATCAAATACCTTCCTGCAAGAAATGAAGTTCAACACGCTTACTGCGACCACTACAATGTCAGGAAGTATTTCGGAACAATGATTAAAGGAATTCCTCTTCTTGCAGGATTGAAAAGAATGGCTGAATGGGCAAAGACTCAGGAACCCAAACAAGGACAGAAATTCTCACCCTTGGACATAACAAAGAAACTACCCCCATCATGGAGTGAAATTGTATGATCGACTTACTACATCCTAATAGAAAACAACTTCTCGAAAAATGGAGTCTTATGATTCAGGATTGTTCTGGAATCAGCCAGTGGACTACTGATTCCGAGATTGCATGGCTTTCTGAACTATCGACAAGAGTCAATTCTATTGCTGAGGTAGGAAGCTATAAGGGAAAGTCTGCAAAGGCTATATCGTGGGTTCCAAGGAAAAATCATGTAGTCTATTGCATAGATAGATTTCAGGATAATACCGAACAGGATTTTAGAAAAAATCTCGCAGCAGAAATTGACAGAGGACAAGTGGAATTACTTCCTTGTGAATCAGAAGAAGGGGCAAGACGTATTGCTACATTCCATCCTTCAAAACTTCCTCTTGATGCAGTATTCATTGATGGATCCCATGAGAAACATGACGTACTTCGAGATATTCAGATCTGGACTCCTCTAGTTAAAAAAGGAGGGTGGATCTGCGGGCATGACTGTTATCCCGGAGAACCTGACAATGGAATTGACCAGGCACTTCAGGAAGTAAATCCTGAATACCATCTCGTAATCGACAGCATCTGGGCCTATAAAAACATCTAATATGAACATCCTATCCATCCATCAACCCGAAGACAAAAAACTCTTTAACTTCAGCATCGCTGCTTATGTAGTGGATCTTTTTACCCAGCAGGCAGGAAGCTGTTACGACAAGAACGGCAAGGAACTTGAAATCGAAATGATTGATCTTGAGCCTGTTTATACAGAATTTGGAGTTACTTTCGAAAACAATCAACTGTTCTTTGTATGGGCACAGATCCTTACTTCGGATGAGAAGACTGTATCCATCCGATCCAAGACAGTAAGGATTCAGGATATTGACAGAGCTATTCACGAAACCATGGATGCAGCAGGAAAACTCTGCGCACAGTATCATAACAAGATGAATGAGTAATATGTACCGAATTGTAACTCATAACGGGAAGTACAGGATTCAAAAGGGGAGGAAGATTTTCTATCCTGATAATCTTCATTTCGATCCAACGTATGTTTGGGACTTTATAAGTAATTATGAGGCTCGTATTGACCGTATGGATCCAAAATCTGATTTCTGTGATGGAATTTTTGAGCATCAAGATCTAGGATATGTTTCAGGGGTAATGGTATTACTTCTTAAAGAACAGCAGCATGAAGACGGTCCTTGGGTTCCCGTGGAATGAAACTCTCTGGATATGTATGTGTTCGTAACGGGGATTCCCTGGATTACTGCTGGGAACTCGCTGTATCTTCCCTTCTCCCGGTTTGTGACGAGGTAGTAATCTGCGACAGCGACAGTACAGATGGTACTAAACAGAGAGCAGAATACTGGGCCGCTTACGAACCCAAAATCCGAGTAATCAACTATCCCTGGCCTGACCCCAAGGGAGATTCAAACTGGTGGGTTACATGGCTTAACTTCGCTCGCAGGCATCTAAAACACGAAATGCAGATCTGTCTGGATGCAGACGAAGTACTCTCAGACGACGAGAACTGTCATCAGGCAGTCTCTCAGGGACTGGATGCAGGTATGTCCCTCACCTTCGATCGCCTCAATTTCTGGAGGGATCCTCATTCCCTTATCCCGGATGGTTACTGCTGCGGCAAGTGGGTTACACGAATGGGTCCGTCCGAGTACCACATGCCTAGTGACGAGCCTCATCATGCAGGAGAACTTCCAATCATTGACCATGCTATCCGAGACTCCCGGTTAAAGATATTCCACCTCGGATTCCTTCGTAAGACAGAAGCCTTCTACGCCAAGGCAAAAGTTGTTCTCCCCGCTTTCTTTCACCGCTACGACCAGCGTCTTGAATTCGCAGAGAGAGACGGAAAGAAAGTACACGAATCCGAGTGCGAGTACAACGACAAGCTGGTCCCCTACCACGGATACTACCCTGAAAAGGTTATCCGCTGGCTTAACGAAAGAGGTTACGAAGTAGCGTAAACATGTCGAGCTTCCTGCACTCAGGTGATATGGGAGATCTGATTTATGCCCTTGCGAGTATTGAAGCGCTGGGAGGCGGAGATCTGTACCTAACAACCAGGTCCGATACCCGGACACCCATGAGCAAAGAAACGCTCGAATTCCTGCGCCCTCTGCTCGAAAACCAGCCCTACATACGGAAAGTACAGATACATTTATCGGAAACGATAAAGTACGACTTCACCGAATTCAGGAAGTCGAAGAAGGGAAGGAACCTCGCAGAGTGGCAGGCAGACTACATAGGGTCCAGAATCGACGTAAAACGCCCGTGGCTCACCGTTCCCTCCAATCTGGGCCTCAGTATCATCAATAGGTCCATGCGATACAGAAACCCGATATGGGATGAAATATGGCCCCTGATGCTAGCCAATAGAAAGAACGCCGTATTCGTAGGGTTAGAAGAAGAACACCAGGACTTCGTCAGCAGGTACGGACCAATACATCACGAGAAGGTTGAAAACGCCCTACAGCTCGCAGTACTGATAGCAAGCGCCCCTATATTCATAGGAAACCAGTCCTTCCCCTACAGCATAGCAGAAGCGGTAAAGACCAACAGAATACAGGAGTCCTACCCCGACAACCCCGACTGCATCTTCGAAAAAGAAAACTCCAAATACATCCTGAAGTACTCCGACCTCACTTCTCCTTAACACTCATCCCAGAAGTACCAGAGCGTAGTACAGAAGGAGACAAAGCATCGTGCTGCGCCCGATACAAACTCTTCGCACTCCGATACACCTTCGTTTTCCATACCCCGTCCAAGTACCGTGCAGCCTTAAGCTTAAAAGGCAACTTATCCGTACCGTCCTTCATCCCAAGTATCGTCTTCATTGGATAGAGAATATCAGAATCAACAATATCTGAGAAGTATTGTTTAATACAGATAACGATAATCCGATTTTTACCAGGAAATTGTGAGACACCTTTTACGGGATTGCGACCCGTAAGGAGGAAGGGAGAGCCCCCGGTGCCCGTCTCTGTGCTATAGAAATTTAGAATGCTTAGTGAATCCTATAACATCATACAACAACGCTAATGAATAGTGGGTTTACTCTGTTGGTCTCAATAACTACAGGTGATGAACAGTCGTGCTATTGAGATTACTCTGTAGGATGGCTATTGTTCCACGCAGGCTATCCTTGGCATGCTGATGCCATAGCTCTGCGGTTACGCATGTACTCGCGCATGTAGGCTCTGTAGCGTCCCTTATTGCGGGATCTCCAGCGAGCTACCTGCTTTCTCTTGGCCTCTTTGGAGCACTTACCAGAGTGAGGACGCATGTTAGTAGTATGCGCAGCAAGCTCTACAGGCTCTTCCTGACCTACGTCGTAATCAGGCATTATCTGCTCTATATCGTCCATAAAGGCCAATATCAGGTTATTGTATGATGTTATGCAATAAACAGACGCACGAGGATGCCCTGTATCGCGTTTTGATTAGTCGTTGGCTATCTCCATACCCGGAGATATTACCTGTGCATCTACAAAGCTCTCTGCACCCATAGAAAGGATGTTCAGGTTAATGACTGCTCCACCGTTCTGACTCTCTCCTATCTGGTGAAGCTTGTGTCCTGAATCCATCAGCTCCTTGATGTTCCTTGTCATCTTCAACGCTTGATCTGGTTGAAGCTCTTCAGCAGCTTTTGAAGCTTTGAGGACGACACTGTTCATTCTCTGTAGGTACAGAGATTTGCCTTCTTTGAGTTCTGACTCTAAAGCAGAGCCGGTGTCAACGGTGTCAGCATTGGGATTAGCTCTCTGAGTATGCTGTTTTAGAGCCTCTGTAGCCTTCTGAGCGAGCTTCTTTGGTCGGAAGCCGACAGGCCACTGTTCTCTGCTTGCGCGGAGTTTGGCGGCGTTATAGGTGACGTTGTGGTGTCTTGCGGCCTTGGCGATTGATCCTAGAGCGATTGCTGTTGCTCTTACTTCGGACCAGTCGTGGGACTGAGCAGCTGGCATGCTCTGTATTTAACGATTATCGGTAACGGTAACGAGTAAATTATTTATCGTTATTTGAGAGCTTGGATGCTTCGCAGTACACGCTTCGGAGGAAATCTTTATAAATTTCTATAAAGCGTTCCTTTTTAATTGAATATCGAGTCAATCTATTACGCTTTAAAAAGCGTTCGTAAACTTGAATGAAATGCTCTTCAAATTCAGCCTCTTTCTTCTTTTTATCGTTAACGGTTTTTACGCTGTTCGCCATACGGTGATGACCTTCTCGCCGGATTCTGTTGTTTCTTGACGGCACTCGAACTTCTTGTAGTTTCTTAGGCCTGTTCTGGAGGCCGACATCCGGATTAATTGGGCGAGATGGATAGGGAAGCTCTTGCACTCGCCAATATTCAGGATATCGAGGTAGTACTTGCTTGGCCTTCCGCAACCCTTCTTCGGTATTGGGCGTATGGTTGCTTCAGTGTTCATTAATCGTAAACCGGTCTGTCTGAAACTTCAATTGCCTTACAGATCATTTCCAAGGCTTCCAGCATCATGATTTCAGCAGTTTGGAAATTTCCTCCGGGACCGAGTAAGTGGCGTATTGCCCGGACCTGTGCTTCAAACTGTTCTTTTTGGTCATAAGTCATCAACATTCTCAAACTGTATACAAACCGTGGGAACAATCAATATAAAAATAGATAAAATAATCTGTTGACATATTTATAAGACAATGGTTTACTGCTCTCGCAATGAACAACAGAATAGAAACTCGTATCTTTCATGGAGAATTGGAACTCAAGAGCAACGGGACATTATTAGATAAGGAAATTGTAAAGCGAGATTATCCGAAATTGCATTTAATATGTGTAGATTCGTTTTCAGTTCTTGCTGGGTATGACCCCAACAACCCGAAATCTCCACAACTTCCAGTCACACGCAGGATATATTACAAAATGAATGGAAGTAAGCATAAATGTGATGCCCGTTGCCGTCATGCCAAAGGTCACAACTGCGAATGCCAATGTGGAGGAAAATTCCACGGAATTGGATAAACTATGAACAACACAACCAGTAAATATCAGGTAAATATCGAAAACGAATCCTATCGGTCAACCATTTCGGGACTAAAACTGAAAATGTATGATGAAAAGCCTTGGACGGTTCAAAATTGGGCGTATGGCGGTCCATGCTGGGATCGCTCAGTAACTCTTGAAAAAGCCATGTCATACGCCACAGCGTATGCTGAAAGTGATATTACTGTTGACCATCTTACAAAAACAGTCGGAGCCCGTTTCCCTTATAACCTATGAAAAACCAATCCAACACCGCTGCGGAGACTCCCGTTAAAGAGCCAACATTTTGGGACTTGTGCGAAAATCCTGATCGTGGATGCGATTCGGTCGCCGATCTGCGCCAAGAATACAACCAGCTAAAAGAAATCAACTCTGAGTTGGTGGAAGCTCTCAAGCGATCCCTCCCAGAACTCAAAGAATTTCTCAACGCCGACCCCGAATGCGATCATTCCGTAGGAATCTGTGTTTGTGGGCTGATAAGAACTATCGAATTGGCCGAATCAGCCATTTCCAAAGCAACGGGAGAAAGGGAATGAAAAAGAACATTGAACTTCAAATACAGTTGATACGGGAATCATTGGCCAACGCAAATCGCGATATTTATGCGGCATACCAGCGTCTACGCGAACTAGAAATTATTTTAGAAAATTCACCCGATAAAACAGAATAAAAAATGAAAAACTACTTCAGTACAACACTGTATAGAGAAGGAATCGGCACTATTCCCGTAGAGGTCGAGATTGATCGCTTTCATCTGGCTCGCACTCGGGATCTCTATTACGGGGATGACGAGAGCTATTGTCAGTTCGGAGATGCTAGAGTGCGAAAGAGTTTCTTCGGGGATGAAGACGATCAGTTTTACGAGGAAGGATCTGCTGTTATCCTGACTGACGAGGAAGAGATCGAACTAGAGCAGGAAGTCTTTAACGAGTATATGGCCGCATGATTGTCTCTCCCCAGAGCAATAAAACAACCAAAAACCAATGCAATGAAAGAACAACTATCAAAAGAATACAGTCTGAGATTTGAAAAGATTCAGCAATACAGAAACGATGTATGGAGGGTGCTGATTGATCAGTACTTCCGGCACTATATCTCTCCGGATTCGGTCGTACTGGATCTGGGATGCGGATGGGGAGAGTTTATCAATAACCTTCCCTGCAAGCAGAAGTACGGAATGGACCTGAATCCTGACTCCAAGAGTCATCTCCGTTCCGAGGTTACAATGCTGGAACAGGACTGCTCCAAGACATGGGAACTTCCCGACAATAGTCTGGATGTCGTTTTTACGAGCAACTTCTTCGAACACCTGTTTACGAAGGAAGCTCTGACTTCCACTCTGGAACAGGCGTTTCGATGCTTGAAACCGGGAGGCAAGCTGATCGCTATGGGTCCGAATATCCTCTACGTCGGGCATGAGTACTGGGACTTCTACGATCATTATCTCCCTCTCAGTCATCGCAGTCTCTGTGAGGGAATGCGGATTTCCGGATTCGAGATTGAATCCTCTATTCCGAAGTTCCTTCCCTATACGATGGCAGACGGAAAAAAGCCCAACCTGCTTCTGGTAGCGCTCTATCTTCACCTGCCTCTGGCATGGGAAGTACTGGGAAAGCAGTTTCTTGTAACGGGGGTTAAAAAATGAACAGGAAAGACAAGATAATCAGACAGTTGATCTGGGCTTGGATCTTCTTCCTTCAGATAATGGGGCTCGTGAAGGTTGCCGAGCTGATTGTACCGAAGGGAGCTAATGGGGGAGTTCTTGTAATGATCGGACTCTTCCTTACCATCGCGGGATGGGGAGTAGTTAAAGAAACTCGTTAACGATAATTTGGCGGGGATCGGACTGGCCGGGAGGGATTTATTTCTCTTCCGGCCTTTCCTTTTCGATCTTCGCCCAGTTACTGAACTTGCTCTTCCACTTCTTGTTCTTGAGATCTATGCAGAAGTTCCAACTCTCGTTCTTGGGCTCGTACGTCTTCATCACAGCCTTTATATCGTCGCAGTCTATTACGATCCAGAGATAGGATGCCTCTGTTTCTTCCTGTACGGACTCTGTTACGCCTTTTAATCGTTGAATATATCCTCGCACCTCTTGGCTACTCATGCGCTGTTCTGCGGCCTTTTGCAGCGTTTCTTGGACTATTCTAAAGTTCTCTTCCTTATCTTCGGAGAACTTGGCTGTAGCGATCTCGGCACAGACGGTATACGGGAGCTTGCTGCGGTACTCGACAGGCGTGTTCTTCCCGGTACGGTGACGAGCCGAAACGGTGGAATAGGACAATCCCCACTGCTCGGCGATGTCAGCAACAGACTCGATCTTGTCCATGCTAAAGAGGAGTTCTATCGCGTCTGCCTGGATCCAAGCTCCTTTTTGGAGCATGTAGCAGCCCATTTTCATGCCTAGCTCTACCTCTTGGACAGAGATAGCGGCTCCTTCTTTCGGCTTGAACTGATCGAATCCGTCTCCGAAATCGAACTTGTCCTTCAGGGTCATGTAATTGTGCAACCCTACGCTCTCTTTTACTGCCAGTTTAGTCATAATGAAATTTCCCCTTCTTTGGTGTAATATCCCTTTAAAAAGAAGTGATATCCCCAGTTTTCTAACAACGCTTCTGCATTTAAAACCGAAAGACCCTGTTTTATAAGACTTTCAACTTGAGAAAGATATCCTTCATCTTCTTTAAATTGTTCCCAATACTCATTAAAAGCTGTTTGAGCTTCACTCATTTTACCTCCAGACACTCTACGGGCTTGATATACTCAAACCTTGTTTCTCCTGTTTTATCGTTAACTAAGACGTATCGGGCGACGTGGGCCTTGATTGCTTGATGTTCAGAAATACCCCGTCCGATCCCATATCCGGCAACCCCGATCAGAGCCAAATTTACGACAAATGATAATGCTTCTTCTCCACTCATATCTCAGTTGTCTTCCTCCATGCCGAATTGCTTTATACAATCATCAAATCTCTGAATTCTCAAAGATCCATCAAATACACTCCCTACTGTTCTCATCCAAATTCCCATCTCATCTTCAAAGGCAATACACTTCCAGTCATTGGGGTGATAATTGCTGTGTTGCTCAATATAGGGACATTCCTGTGAGCAGTATTTTCCTTTGAAGACTGCTTTGTTCATTCTTCCTCCAGTGCTTGCTTGGATTGTGAGCGTTGAAATCCAGAAGGATTATGCTCATTTAGAAAGTCCTCTTGCGCCTGCTCGTATCCTTCCCTGTAAGATTCAAGAACAAGCTTCTCCAGCTTCTCCACGCGGGAGATGAGCCAATGAACATCCACAAATAATTGGGATTTGTAATGTTCTGTATAATTTTCCGAGTAAGGAAAATGTTCTCGAATCTCCTTTAGCCTCTCAGCCGGTGTCATCGGTTTGGTTGTCATAATCCTCTGCTCATTTCTTCGGAAAGAGCTTCAAAGGGAGATAGTCCTTCTTCATACGATCCGTCTTCCGCGATTGCTTCAGCATACGACCTAGACGCAAGCAATCCAGATTTACAAAGCAGCTGATAGACTTCTTCAGTCCATTCTTCTTTTGTCATTCGCATACCTCCATTTTGATTTTCTCAATGGTATATCCTGTTTCTTGAAGATGCTTCCACGTCTCGCACCACCAATGTCTTAGAGTTTCTGCTTTGGTGACGACTTTACTACTGGAGATAGAAAAGACCATTATCTCCCCTGAATGAACTAAAGCGTAGGCATACTGCGGTTTTCGTTGTTTTGTTTTCATTTCTCTCGTTGTTTGAGCATTGCGTCGGCGTAATGAACTTCTATTCGCGCTTTACTCCACGGCGAAAAAGTGAACCATTCCCGTCCGAACATATCCACGGACACATAAACTTTCTTCCCATCAATGGGTCGCATATTTGTTTCCTCGATCATTATCATCGGCCTTCCGCCTGTTATCGTTAACAAGCATTTCCAGAGGAAGAGTTTCATTTCCAAGCTTCTGTAAGGTAAATAGATTCTGCTGATCGGCTGATCGTGAAAAAGTGTTCTTCAAGCCATTTCTGATTTGTACGAAGGCATGAAAGGAGTGTTTTTCTGTCACGGATATTTTCCTTTCCCATGGCTTCATATCCCGAAGCTTCTTCCCATGATTTAACGATTTTTCGATAACATTCTTTCATATCATTCCCCCTTCACCTTTCTAAACGGACGCCAGTTCTTTCGGTCCGGTGACCATTCTAGATGAAATAGAGGCTGATCCCATTGATAAACCTGCCATTCTCCAGATCCGTAAAACATTATGCCTCCATCAGATAATCCTGAAATAAGATAAGGATGGCCCCCTCCTTTACTTCTCACCCACACCACCGGATAATCTTCGAAGTCCTCCATGCACATCGGGACGTATTCGGGTTCTTTCCCCACTTCGTAAATATAAGTGGTGAAATCGAAAAGATGATCCTTGTCCATTAAAACAGCATGAGGAACTCCCATGAAACCGGCACGTACATACTTAACAGTTTTACCGTCCCTGAACGCCGTCAGCACCTCGATCTGGTGGTCTATTGTTGTTTTGTTCATTCTATATTGTCCTTTCCATGAATTGAGCAATTCTCAGTACCACTAAGAGCACAAGAGCATTTCTCCTTCTCCTCGGTGTGCTGAATGGCTTCGCGGACGATCTTTGCAAGCTTTTGCGATTCTTCATCAATTCCATCATGTAGATAATCGCTTACTTCTTCCAGTGACTCCCGGTAGCGGGTGAGTTCTTTATTCTCATGCAGAAATATCTGTTTCAGACGATTTCTTTCAGAAGTGAGAGAAAGAATGTCTCTACGCATTTCCTGACAATTCTTAAAATTCTTCTCAAACTCACTCCTCGGCACGAAACGCCTAGCACATGCACGAGCGATATAATCTGTGTAATCTGATCCCAAGGGTGAACCCTGAACCCAAACAGCAAACTCCCGATGCTCCTGCGTGGGTTCATTTACAGATTGAGAGAAAATTTCAGTTTCTCCTTTATGCTTTAAAAGCATATTGGCAGCTTTTATTGATTCCCGGCTGCCTTCGGATGGAACAGTATGTTCTTCACAAAGATTCTCAGACGAATTACATTTGAAGCAATTTGTTTGTGTCTCCGCTTCCTTTCGTGGTTCTGTGCGTTTGTTCCACTGTTTAATTGGGTCTTCGCATCCGTATTCTCCTTTTCTAAAAATAATTCTGCATCTTTTGCACTGAACATGTTCAGGCCACCAAGAACTACGCCCCGGATCTTCTATTTGAGGTCTCCATTCGGGCTGTTGACCGCAAAATGGGCATGGAAGCAGGTCACTCTTGTCTGCGATGGTGTCAGTCATGGGATTTATTGCACTTTTTACAAAAGGTTTCGTATTCTTCTATGGAATAATCAGAATCTACTGAAATACAGACTCTTTTGGCCTTATTCTTAAGAAGATCTTTAATGGAAATAAATCGACCGCAAATATCACACTTTATTTTCTCACTCATTCCGGCTGTTCTCCTTGCAGACATCCAGTAAAAAACGCAACCCCATTGCGGTAACGTGCAATGCTTCTTTTCTGGCGGCGGTAAGATCGTCACGCTTTACGTCTGACCAAAGTTCATCAACTTCTTCCAGCAGCACGGCATATCCTTCATGAGGTCCACGCATGGCAGCGTGTTTTGATTTTGCCTTAATGAGAGAAGCAATCACCTCATTGGTTACGCTCTGGATCGGTGCAAGATCAACATCGTGAATTTGCGCCATGTGCTCCAATTCCTTATTTGTCATCATTCGTCTCCTTTGGGTGGTTCGGGAAGAGGCATCCAGTGGGTTATATTTTTTAATGGATAAGCACCGCTGCGCGTTAAAATTACTCCTAATGGTTCAGAATAAAATGCCGCCTGTATTCCGAATTTTTTATCGTATACCAAAAATGCAGTGCGATCCTTCGGAGCTGTTTCTATCGGTTTCCACTTCACGACTCTTCCCCCTTCGCGGTGTAGTGATTCAAAGTTGCGGCATCTTCAAATGCACAACGTAAATCTGTTAAACAAAATGGTATTTCGTGTCTCGATCCCCACAAAGCTATTTGTTCATCAGTATATTTTACTTCCTCCGTCGGATCCGGGAACGTGTGAGACAAGTAATCAGAGAGTGTTTCTAAATCCCATTCTTTCATCAAACAGCAGATTGCGGCTGCTTTGTGCTTTTCGGTGATCGCGTTCATATCTTTTATTGAGGAATTAGAAATGCAGTTCCTTCCGGATCATATTCAGACATTACAGCGCATATTTCTTGATTATCCAATAGGCACCATCCTTCGATATGCAATTGCACATCTGGAAGTTGTAGAAGTTCTTCAGCAATCTGATGAGTTGTTTTCATTGTTTTACCGTTTACGATACTGCCTTTATCCACTTCCTGATTGATACGAGCACTTCTTCTCTGGGCCTAATATCCCCAGCAAGCCATCGGTACACCTGCACCTTCCACGACCTGCTGCACTCCACCTTCATAAATCTTGCGATCTGACAGGCGAATACAGCTTTCTGAATCCCTCTCTTGTCCAGTATCTTAAGGACGGTTGTTATTTCTTTACTCATTAAAACGGAATTTCATCGTCTTCAGATGGAACTGGAGATTTCTCTTCTGTATCCTTCCAGCTTTCCTCCACCTTTTCCTTTTGCTGTTTCTGGACTCCTGCTTTGAACTGTGGGCTCTTGGCGATCTTCTCCTGCAACCATTCGGGAAGTCCCTTGAAGATCTCATCCTCACCATTAAAGGCGTTATAGATCATGCTGTCGTTGTACTGCGGGTAATCCTGCATCCCTTTAGGAATATTGGTGATACCCGTAACGTTGGCATAGGTCTTCTCGCCCTTGGTAGTGTGGACCACGTTCACCATGCATGGTTTACCCATAAGCTTCGTTTCGTCGAATACCTTCAACTCTTCTTCGGTAAAGGCTTTACCTCTCCAAGATTCCAGATCCTTTCGCAGGGTGGCCTTATCGTTAAACGAGAGGGTGTATTCCTTATGCACCATGAAAGGCTCAGCTCCCTTGTGCTCGTCAAAAACATGCACCTCTGTAGGAAGCTCCCAGCTCATCCTTACCTTGTGAAGGTTCTTAACCTCTCCCTTCCACTCGATATCCTGATTTCCAAGGTCAATGAACCAGACCAGTCTCGCGACATGATTCCCGGCTGGTGGTAATACTCTCTGTTTGTTTTGTGTTATTTCGTAGGGCATATTGTTTTATCGTTTTCCGAGAAGTTTTTTGTAAGGCTCTGGAAATGGAATTGGTTCGTGAAGAAATCTTCGATATTCAGGAAGTGGTTTCCTAAGTTCTTCTTCTGTGTATGGTCGAATAATTTTAATATCTTCAGGATATATTCCAAAAGGACGAGCTACATTGTTCTCGTAGCACCTTCTCCTGAGTTCCGCCATTGCGGCAGCAGGGATGCACGGCCTGTTTCCGGTATATTCAATTGCGGGGATTGTCATTTAAAGAAGTCCTTGCGCTTGATCTTCACCATTCGGCCATCCGGGTGATGCCAGACAATTCCCTCAATGCCGGCGGTGCGGAGATATTCCTTGATGCCGTCGAAAGTGAGCTTGAATCCTCCCAGCATTTCTTCTCCGTGACGTATCAGGACGTGAGTTTCCATATTTTCAGGATTTCCCTGAATCTTGGGCCCGCACAGTTCGTAAGTTCCATCATGGAGATACCATCCCTCCTGATTATCCCAAGCCTCCCGATAGTAAACATCTTGGGCGCCGTCACCCACGGGAATCCACCCCTGCTGTTTTCCGGTTACCGTGTCAACGTCATTCGCCGGCTCGAAGTTGTCAGGAATTTTCTGGCGCGGGTCTTTGACTTCGTATCTGCGGTAAAGTTTACCGGCACGCACCATGCAGCACGTTCCATCAAATTTTCGCGTGGCATTTCCCTCGTTGGCAAGCACCCATTCTGCCCCCGGAACGACTTCATCTCGAACCATGCGATCCCCGTCGTAGCTTCTCTGAAACAGACTGATTATTTTCTTCATCTCTTCTCCTTCCTGAAAGGCTTCCAGTGGATGCGGTCAGTGGAGTATTCCCATCCATCATGAAACAGATCTGCGTATGTAAATCCATCTACTCTTCCAAGAAGTATAATAGTTACTCCTGCCTCAAAGAGGGTTGAAACAAGATAATCTACTCCTTGGAATGAACAGTGATTTTCTCTTCGTGCCCAAATCACCGGCATCCCGTCGAAGTCCGACTTCTCCATCGGGACGTATTCTACAGGCTTATCTTGGGGCTTTATGCGGTAATTGAAAATCTCCCAATTCCAAGTTGGTGTTGTGATAGGGGTAGGATCAAGCCAATAAGGTGAATTAATGGAAAGACATCTATATTGAACTTCCCCACCCTCCGCAAAGTGCTGCATTACCTTTATGCGGTAGTTTATATCGGTGTAGTCGGGTTCTTTCATATATTTAGATCGTTTCGCCAATTCATTTAAAACTTCTTCACACGTCATTTTTGCCCATGGTCCTTCAGCCAGAGGAAGATTACTGGGAACCTCTGGGAATACGAATGGATCACTCACTTCTCCCCCTCCATCGTAAGCAAAAAGGCTTTGGCTTTCTGTATTGAATCCTGAGAAGGCTTAATGTGTTTCCATCGCTTTCCTCTCCAAATACCGCTTACAATTTCTTCATGAACTCCAAAATGACGGGCTACCTTTGCTCCGCGGCCATATACTTTTGGAATCGATTTAATCAGCTCAGCATCTTCTTCTGAAAGTTTTGCTTGTGGGTTTCTAGAACCGGAACAATTACGGACTTTCAGCATCGCAAAACATCCGGGAACTGTATTGTGTCTATTTTTGGACACCATATCTCTCATATTATCGGAATGAGTCCCTAGGAATAAATGATCTGGGCGGCAACACTTACGATTATCGCATTTATGACATACATATAGTCCTTGAGGAATTTCTCCATTTTCGTATTCCCAAGCTATTCTATGCGCCTGCCGACTTTTACCTTTTTCGCGATAGAACTGGCCGTATCCATTGGGAGCCATACTTCCATGCCATTCCCAACATGTTCCAGTCGTATCTATTTTAGCATAGAATCGTTTCTTCTCCGCAACCTTGATGCGAAGCTCTTCGTCCGTTAATGCTTTTGCTTCGGTAATAGTCATTTTGATTCCCTGAAAAGTTCCAATAGTTTCTCACTCTGCCTGATGCGAGTTTTTAAACGAGCATCAGCATCAGCATAAGCAGCAGCAGCAGCATCAGCAGCATCAGCAGCAGCATAAGCAGCAGCAGCAGCAGCATCAGCATAAGCAGCAGCAGCAGCATCAGCATCAGCAGCATCAGCAGCAGCATAAGCAGCAGCAGCAGCAGCATAAGCAGCAGCAGCATCAGCAGCAGCATAAGCAGCAGCAGCAGCAGCATAAGCAGCAGCAGCAGCAGCATAAGCAGCAGCAGCAGCATGCTTTCTCACTTCTGTGCACTCGTCGTAAGAAGGTGATTCTCCCCTAAGAAGGCGAGTGAAGATATTTCCAGAATCACGGATTATCAATTTCTGAACATCAGTCTTTGCAAATCGAATTACACCTTCTTTTTCATCAATCAGAAGCCATTCCATGAACTTCCAGTATACAGCCATAAGATTGACTCCTACAGGAATTGATTGCAGAAACTTTTCGGGCCATTCTAGAGCAAGTTCGTTTGGAAGTGATTCAAAGATCCCATCTTCGATTCGAGCTAGTTGACTCGGAATTCCAAGTTCAGTCTCGTAATCTTCATGTCTTCCGGAATGAATTGTGCAGCCTACAGCACATCCTTTTCCGTCTTCCCAGTAGGTGCCTTTTACAATCTCATCGCAAGCTCGGTGCTCTCGCACTCTTGCTAGATATTTTTCTTTGATTTTTGGATCGTTGTGAAACGAAAGTAGTTCTTTTTTCATTGCAAATGGGATGTTATCGTTTTTTACGAATCAGTCAACATGTTTCTTTCGTATCTCCAAAGATAATGACAGCACTGGAATGCCTTTAATGCTCCATCGTAATCTTCCCATACCTTGAATACAGGTTCAGCAGGCTTACCGCTGTCGATAATGCAGCTTACGAGTTTTACAGGTTCCTCTATACAATTTCCGTAAGCCGCGAGCTGAAGTGCCCACTCGAAATAAAAGTTTGGCTTGTCCTTCACCTTCTGCGTCTTTACGTCCAGAACGATCCTTCCCCATTCCTTGTGAATGGCTACAAGATCGACCGTTCCTGCGTAATTCTCTCTATCGTTAACAAGCACCTTCTCGGCGTGGATTACTTCGGTAATGTTTTCTCCAAACCACGTTGAATACGACCTACAATACTCTAGTAAATCAAATTCTCCTTGATGAGGAATGTTAAGATGTGTTCTTTCAATATAATTGTGAATTCTGGTACCAAACTCGGCAGCTTCCTTTCCCTGCCTGTCCATATCCTGAACGACTCGCTTAGCGAACATATCCTCTGGTTCATCATGCGAGCGAGGAAGTGTCAGGGCTGCCATAATAGCCTGCTCCTGCTTCCATGCTTCTAGCTGTGGCTTGGATTTTACCTTCAGGATAGAGGTTACTGAAGGAAGGTAGCCGTGCTCTCTGGCATCCTTCAGGTTAGTGGGACGGGGAAGGCCGTTCTTTCCGATAGTCGTATGAATGGAACTCCCATCTCTGCGATACCAGTGCGAATTTGATTCCGGTATGACGATGATAGGCATATTACGCGGCTTGATCTATTTTGTTAAATACCGGAGGAAGAGGTTGAATCTGAAAAGGCGTAGACATTCGATATGTCTCTCCATTTTGGAATTCGATTTCTCCAGAGCGTGTAATCTCGCACTGTTTTCCTTTTCCATATCGGAATGAAAGCATCCCTCCATTAATCGGACATTTGACGATTACCACGTAGCAAGACCGGAAAAACTCTCCCAGAGTCTGATCTCTAGCCTCGTACTTGGCCTTGTATCCAAGGATAAGCTTCTTCTGAGCATCAAGTTCATCCATACTCTCCTCTACATACACGGCATGACCGGCTACGTGTCTCTTTACGTAGGTCCAGCTTCCGATGACTGCTCCTTCGTGATCGTGAGCGTGTTCGATATGGACGTTCCTTCCGTCCGTTTGCTTGATCTCTCCGTCAACGATTCCTCCGATAAACAGGTATTTAAGCTTTGTATTCATGCTAGTCCTAGTATTGTTTTTTCTTCGTCAGTCAACTTGGCCAACGCTTCCCTCTTCTTTATGGCGTAGTCAATATTGTGCTGCCATCCCTCTTTCCAGTCGCGTACAATTACGCCCTTTGAAACAACCGGGATGTTTTTGTTGTGGTAATTGGTAAGATTGAAGCACTCTGGAAGATTCAGTCTTTCATCCATCTGTTTACATAGAAATGAAATCTTCTCCATATGATCCTTTTCCACTTGCTCTACCTCAAGAATCTCAGGCTCTAATCCTTCTATTTTTTCAGTTTCCATATATGATGTATCCGTTATCTCTTGACCATCTGACTTCGGTTTCGATTCGTCTGTGACATTCCTGGCAAACAGCCATCCAAGTAGTTTCATCGAGATAGTACTTACCCCTCCTTTTGATATGATGCACTTGTGTAGCCGGGGAACAAGAGCAGACCTTGCATAAGGGGTTGGAAGAAAGAAATGATATTGCCTTCTCTCGGTATATCTTCCCTTCTTTCTGGCGCTTCTGAGATACAGGGCGAAGACGTGATCTCTTCAATCCTTTCCGAGGTATAGACCCACTGGCCTTTTTCGTTTCTACGACAGATATGGCGAACTTTTGCTTTAAGGCTGCTTTGCGTTTGAGGTAGCTGGATTTCATTCATTGTTTAGTAATTTTGCGATTGATTTGTCTCTTTTTGCGGAAAGATATATCTGACGAATCCTTTCACGGTCATAAACTTTACAACCTAAAATTTTATTCAATTCCTGAGATATTTTATCGAAAGTAAGCCCTGTGTTTCTTAGAAAGAAAACAGTTCTTTTTTTGATAAAGTTTCTTTGCCGAGTTATAGATCCCAAAACTCTTGTCCTATCAACATTATAAAATGAAGTAACCACTTGACTCATTTTATATTCCATAATGTCCACTTCCTTATGAGAAATCCTCTTGAATTCTATTCCAGTTGAAATTCCAGACCTCCTGATTCCAGCCCTATATCTCTCTAAACACGATGGGTTATGCATTGCCACATATTTTATATGTCGAATGTTTTCCAAAATCTTACTTAGTTTCGACATGGGAGTTTATGAGTTTGATGATTTTGCGGTGGGTTATAGCCTGACGGTTGATCTTTCGGGTGATCTTGCAGCACAGCTTTACGAGAAGTTCGTAAGCTGAGTGTCGATTCTCCGAAAATACGAAGGAAGGCGTTTGGAATTCTTTCTCTATGTTTTTAAGCATAGGATTCCATTTCAGATTCATTTTTATCGTTTCCGATAAAATGGATAGAACAGTTTCGTCCTCAAGCTTGATACTTTTCCAATTCTTTACTGTTTCCTGAAATGCCTGAGCTTCCAGTCCCATATCTGTCAGCGTCCACTCCATATCCGTCATCAGGAATTTGTTCCTGTAATGCACAACGATGCTCTCAAATCGTGAGTGGGGATATACGAGGTAGGCATCCCATTCGGTACCCTCGTAATCGTTTCTGAGGTAGATATCCATGTTCCCGCAGCACTTCACGAGATACCAGATGCCATTCCCGTCATAGACAGCGAAGAGACGGTTACCTAGAAGCTTTACGAGTCGGGTATTTACATCGCACTTGCTGGCAGGAAATAGAGAAGGATGCAGAATCAGATTGGATAGAGCGGCCCTTTCCCTTCGTATCTGAAGGGTTATCCTCTCATTTACCGAGATAATGCTGGATCGCCTTAGTGCTCTCTTGGCCAGTGTCTTCATTTGCTGCGTACTCGCTTGGGTTTGAGAAGGGTGGACATGATATCGCACACCTCGTTCGCAATATCATTCCTGAGTTCCTTCTTCTCGTACGTCTTTGCGTCCTTCATCCGGTTCCAGTGGAAAATAAATCGCTCCACCACCTTTACCTTGTCGCGCGAGAGATTGCGTAGGTTCATTTCCGGGAGTGTTGACGAAAATTCAAATTATGGCAAGACCTTTTTTGAAAAATCGTCAACACGGTCTTGACATGTTGTATTTATCATGGTTCCATGGTCACATGAATCCTGACGAGAAAGTCAAACGACTCCATGAAGCTTACTGCAAACTCTCAGAATTTGATCTCGCTCTTACTCCCATGCGCATCCTTGCCTGGCAGCGATGGAGCATGCGATTTAATCAGGAAGACTTGTCTCTCGTAATCCGCTATCTCAAAAAGGGCATTGCAGACGGTAAAAGAAATTCAGGTGCTCTCCGGTTAAGCAACCTGATAAACCCGGAAGATCTGGACAAGTTCGAGGAAGAGCTGGCTATGGCAAGGAAGGTCATACGGGAAAGAAAGCCGATTATCGTTTCCGATAAAAAGGTGGGAGATACTTCCCTCCGCGTGGAAGAAGATCCCAATCTACAGCCAGCAAATCAGCTCTCTCGCGAGGAAATAGCCGATGCTCTGGCTGGATTCAGAAAGGGATTAAAGTCGTGAGAATCGCTGCTATTGACCCCGGAACCACCCAGTCCGCTTTTATCGTATGGGATAAGGACAACGGAGGAGTTCGTAAATGTGTGATCGAGACTAACGAGGATGTCTTGGATAGGGTGCATTGCACTACCTACGATATTCTGGCCATCGAGATGATCGCTTCATACGGTATGGCGGTAGGCCGAGAAGTCTTCGAAACCTGTTTCTGGGCAGGAAGATTCTTTCAGTGGAGCATGTATGCTCACGACAATAGGCCTGAGCTGGTCTATCGAAAGGACGTAAAGCTGCACTTCTGCAATACCCCTAGGGCAAAGGATACAAACATCCGTCAGGCTATCCTGGACCGTTTTGGGGGTAAAGGTGTCGCCAAAGGGCTTAAAAACGCCCCTGGACCCCTTTACTGCATTAAATCACACGGATGGGCGGCTCTGGCAGTTGCCCTATATACAGAAGACACTTTAAATCTGGATTCTAGTAATAAATCAGATAAACTTTCATCTCATGCGGGTATAATTTAACGGTAAAATGGGTGTCTTCCAAACATCTCTTGGGAGTTCGATTCTCTCTACCCGTACCTTTTGCCTTCGGTAGCTCAGTTGGCAGAGCGGTGGATTTGTAATCTACAGGCCGTGAGTTCAAATCTCACCCGAGGCTCTTTTTATTTGACGGAAGTTCAAATTTTGATATTCTCACACTTGTTCGTAATTGCGTCGACATTTACGAAGTAAGCTTTCCGTCCAAATAAAATCGAAAAGCCCGCTTGTGTCGACGCATAGGCGGGTTTTTCTTTGCCTGCGAACTGAGCCGGATAGATCGAGATTGTGTCGGGATCGCAGGCAATAGCAGGGGCGGCGAGACAGTGCTGGTACCCCCTCTGGTCAGAAAAGGAAAACACGCAGTTCTGAATTCAGGCGATGACTGAGAAAGCAGAGCAGTAGGGACAGCCACCGCAGGATGAATAGCCCCTCCTTAAATGGAACGGCTGCTTAATACACGAAAGTGTGTGAAATCCCGCTTTAGTTGTAGTAGCGCACAACGGCTTGAACTCAGAGCTGAAGTTTTCTTTTTCTTTCTTTTTTACGCTTTTTTTCGGTGGTAGAGGGGGGTTCTTTGCTTTCCCTCTTTGGTTTATTCTTTTGGCTTTAGTTGTATAACGAAATATACTCTAAATGAGATATAAATGGATATAACTGAGTACAAAAAGTTACCCTCTCCTCTAACGTACGGTTAAAGAACCTTCGGTTAAAAGAGAGGGTTCGAAAAGGTACCCCGCAGCGAAAGGTTACACAGTTCTCTTGAATTCAAGTGTAGGATATTACCGTTAACGATAAAAGTCAATCCTTGAAAGTACGGTACGGAACAATTACGATTTAAGCATGAAGAAAGCACTCTTGTTTCTTTTTCTCTCCTTAACCGCTCTGTACGGACAGATGCCTAAGATTACACCGGAACAGGCAGGGATGAATCTGGGGAATACGGTACGAGTAGAGGGTACATGCGTAGAGGTTGTAGATTCTACACGACATGCAGTTTACCTGAACTTCGGAGGCAAGTACCCTCGTCAGGAGTTTACCGCTGCTATTCTGCCTCGGGACGTCAAGAAATGGGATAACCTGTCAGCCTTTCAAGACAAGCACGTCGTTGTTGTCGGGATTGTTGAAATGTACCTCGGAAAGCCTGAGATTGTTGTTACGGATCCAAGAAACCTCTTTATCTTCGATTAGATGGACATCTACGTAGATTTTGAAAGCGTAAGCATTCTTAACCCTATTGATTCTCCTTGCAGCTCTCCACCAGTAAGGCTTCTTCTTCCCGACGAGAAATCAGGCCGTCTAACCTTTTCCCGACCCAAAGTCTCTTCATACTCCGTATCTGATGGGCTATCCCGGCATAGTCCTTCTTCAGAACAAGAGTACCTATAGCCTGCATCTCGGTACGGCTTGGTCCGATGAGGTTTGAACCTCTGTTGTAAATAACGCTCAGGATTGCCCACTGTGCGTTTGTACATAGCTTGTCTGCTCCGGGATAGGTTCGGCACATAAGAGCGTAATAGCGGGGAATGTCGACGCTGTAGAAGACCTCCTGCGCGTACTCCCAAGGTACACCGATATACCTCAGACTCCTTGCGAGGGGTTGTGCTCTCTGTCCAGTTATTCCTGACGTATTCGAAAGGGGTACGTTCCAGTTATTCGAAAGCTTCTCCCAGTCTGAGAGAATGACACTCTTCGCTGTATACCCGCAGTCGTATCCTATCGCGATCGTTGTACCGCTCTGTCCTCCTGGCCATTCAGGGTGAGTATCGTAATCTGACTTTCCTCCTGTCTCTGAATCTACAATCAGGTTAAACCCCTTCTGCGAGAAAGGAGGTTCCCTGATTACCCGAACGAGCTGTCCTAGTGAAACAGACGGTACGTAAAGAGAAAGAGCAGCAAGAAGGTAACTACAGCGTCGTAAACGTCGTCCCATATCTTCGGTGCCTTTCCGTTGCTTCTATACCCGAATAGAGCGTTCTGCGCGAATCCTGTCAGCGAGATAGCTATTACCATACCTACACAGTTCAGAAGGAAACCTACGATTGCATTCGGATCCTCCACGACCGGCCTTCCCGTCAGGTATCCTACGAAGTGGATAGACAGGATGAGTACACATAAAACGATAAAAGGAAGCACATAGCTCTCTTTCCAGTACAGAAGGTGCTCAAGAAACTTCTTCATAACACGGCTACAATCTTTGAGAGAATGAGTCGGACCACTCCGAAATAAGCTCCAAACAGCGCTATAAATAGCCCAATTGGAGCCACTGCGGTCCACGGGAACTGAAGATTAAGGAGCTTGTTCATCGTAGGAACTAGGGCTACCACGGTAAATGCAGCTCCAATAAGAGCAAAAAGCACAACAAAAACATCTCTTTCCTGACCGTTCTTCTTGGCAATGGCCGTGATTTTCACAATTTTTACCTGATCTTTTTGAACCTGATCGTACTGAGCAAGTCCCCAAGTCTTGAGATCGTCTGCCTGCTTCTGGACCTCTGCAACATGCGTCTCTGCTTGGGTAACCTGGTCTTGAAGGATTGCAGCATGCTTTCGGATATTCTCAATTTCCTGAGCCTGTCTGGGAGTAAGCGAGGCACTCGCTGTTCCCATCACGAGTAAAAGAATACCTAGAGTCTTCATTACCTTCCCTCCTTCAGCAGCGTAGCCTTGTAGTCGATATACTGGGCCTCGCTTCGGATATGCGTGAGATCCTGACCTACCTGAGCGGTAGATACAGTAGGAGATTTATCGTTAACAATATGATGGCACCCGCTGAGCAGTAATACTGCTGTGATTGCGATTCTCATTCTTGTCTCCTCCTATACGCCAGAGAATATCCAGAATATACCCTTGAATCTTCTCCAGCTTTTCCTCTACCCTCGTTGCATTCTTTTCAAGCCCGGACTTCAGCTCTTCAATCTTCTGGTTGGTATCGAGCTGATACTGGTGATATTCCACAATACGTACATACCTGTCGTCATTGTGCCGATCCGAGAACAGCCAGAAAACCGTAAACCCTATTCCGATTATCACAACAGCGATCTGAAATATCAGATCAAGCGCCTGTTTGATATTCGGAGGGAGTTGCATCGATTAAATCTTTACCTTGGGCTTGCGTCCGCGTTTCTTGGGAGATTCAAGAGAACATGGCTGACAAGTAGTATCTCCCGAAATAACTTTCTTGAGATATTCGAATGCCTGAGAGCAGACAACATGATCCTGAAAATTCAGCGCTGCCCGTTTGGATGCTTCGTAGATTACATTAAGTGCGTCTTGTGGATTCATTCAGGTGTTTTATCAGGGAATTAATTTACAGTCCAGAATTTAAGGACTTCCGGGATGATACTTTCTGTGTATTTTATCGTAATCAGGAATAATAAATCCCGGATTTTTTGTATGAACTTCCTCCCACGCATCCGACATTTCGTAATAGGTCCATCTATTTGATGATATCTGAACCTCCACATTATGAAGTCTGTTACTGATATCGAAATATGACCACGCAGTTACCCATATTCCGGATGCAATAATTCCAAGAAGTCCTATCGGAATTAAAGTCTGTCTTGTAATTACCGATATTTTTGAAGGATGAGTCATATTATGCAATCTGAGTAATTGCACCCTCGACATTATAAGTGACAGAAGTAAACGTGCCTGTAGTTGCAATAGTAATAGAAGTCGAAGCCTTGGCACGAATATGAAGAGGAACACCTTCGTATGCTCCGGTTCCAGTCACATTCGTGATCGTATTTAGAAGTGTTCCGCCAATGTTTGAAAAGGTAAGAGTCAATGTTCTGGAGTTTCCTGCTTCATCCGTATATGTGCAGGTACAGGTAAAACTGTTCGTAACCGATGCGGTAACTAGAATGTTTGCGGACACAAGGAATGTTCCATCAGAACCTCCTACAGTATAAGAAGCAACGCTGGCAACAGCAGCAGACTGAGCCGATGAACGTCCATAACCATAAATTGCAGGACTTCCCCATCCGGCCGTGGAAATGTTATTATACTTCGTTGTCTTGCCCGTCAGGTTGAAAGAAGCGGTTTGGATATTAATTGCGGCACTGTCGGAATTAAGATTACCGCTTTCAAGAAAAAGAGTCACAGAAGACGGAATAACAAAAAGTGACTGTGAGAGCATGTACCCGGCAGACGGGGATCCTCCTCCGGGAGTCAGCCAAAGATTATTCACCCCGCTGCGACAGTAGAGATAAACATCTGAAATAGCCCCCGCTCCCCGGGAGATCATAACATCGAACACCTCTGAATAAGAACCTGGGGAAGCGGACGTACTAGCCCACCAGGCTGTCACAGTGGTTCCCCCCGTAAAGCTTCCCAACCCGGTATAATTGGCAACAAACGGCTGATTGTCTGAATATGTCTCAAGTGCCGCGCTTCCTGTGTTAACAAGTGTTAGGGGAACGCCTGATGAAGATGTAACTGTATTATTTCCGGTGAATGCATTATTCGCGTTCAGGAGAGGGATGTTTGAGCTGTTGCTAAGATCGGTCGATGCAGCCTGAGACACGACACCTGAACCATTGGCTTTAAGTGCACCGGATACCGATCCAGCACCTCCGTACGAAGATCCTATGACCGTTCCATTCCATGTTCCGGTTGTAATGGTTCCCAGCGTCGTAATACTGGTTCCACCCGTAATAGGTAAATAGTCAGTTCCAGAAACCGCAATAGAGGGAACTCCGGTTCCTGTAGTGTTCTTTAGAATGCCTGTTGCCAGCCCTGCAAGAGAAGTTCCGTTGATCTTTCCTACAGTTGTAGAGATAGCTGTTGCACCGCTTCCCGTAACATCTCCGCTCAGAGTAATCGTCTGATTTCCTGTAATGTAGGTATTGGTGTCAATGACCAGAGTACCAGTTCCAGCACTTGTTTTTACAAATCCGTTCGTTGTCAGATTTGAAATGGCAGCAATTGTTGGAGTTACAATTGTAGGAGAGGTTCCAAGAACAATTCCTCCTGATCCTGTCACGTTCTGAGCAAGAGCTGAAGTTACTCCGGTTCCGGGCGTAATAGCACTGAATGCGGATCCATTTGCAGTGATAATTCCGCTCAATGCAGTCGTAACAGCAAGCGTTCCGTTGGAAGTAAGAGGTGATCCGGTTACTGTGAATCCAGTAGGCATAGTCAGCCCTACGCTGGTCAGCGCCTCGGTACTGGGGTCAACCCATGCCGTATCGTAGTTGGTTGCCGAAGATTTCTTGAGGATCTGGCCTGATGTTCCTCCTGTAGGCAGACCTGCATACGTAGTTGCAATAGGAGTTCCCTGCCATGTACCAGCGGAAATGGTTCCTAGAGTTGTAACTGAAGTTCCACCGGTAATTGGAAGATAATCAGTACCTGAAACAGCCGTTGTTAATCCTGATCCTGTTCCCTTGATGATTCCACTTAGAGCCGTAGTAACAGCCAAGGTTCCGGACGTGGTAATTGGCGATCCTCCCACACTGAATCCTGTAGGCATTGTAAGAGCAACGCTCGTTACAGATCCCGTTCCAGCACCAAGAGCTGCACGAAACGTAGCCGCATCAGCAGGCAGCCTCAGCTCGCTGAATTCACTGCTTTCTTCCTGTAGAAATGGAATGTCTCCGTTTGCCATAATAAGTCCTTAGATTAGAATATAGCCCTCCAAGAACGTCTCCACTGTGTGTCTGTCGCCGAGTTAAAGCTGTAAAAGTACTGATTGTCCATCGCTGCCCATTCGTACTGAGTAGGATGCACAGATCCGGGAAACATGCTGAAATCCGAACTGTTTGCAGGTGCAGTAACCCACCGCAGAGCCTGTTGAATTACAGCGACTACATCCGCAGCCGGAGGGTACTGAGGGATTGGAGGAGGTATTGTCTCGGTACCCCGCACTGCATCGTTAAATATTCGAACAAGGATAGAGACGTTTTTATTCGGATAAGCGTCCAATACTCCCCACCACATTTGAAGCCATCCATCCACATACTGCTTGTCGTAAACGTTGTTCGTATTGATACCCAGATCCGTAGAAAGCTGCGGAGAATCGAAAATAGGGGAAACGAAATAATCCGTATCCATGCCCGTAGGCTGAGTAAATGCCTCCGTATAAACGTAAGGTTGCGAATCAAATCCTGTAAGTGGCTTGATTGCCAGCCGCATGTCCAGAGTGCCGTTATTTGGAAGCTGGACCGGCGTAACTCCACCGTTAAGAAAAACGATATCCAAGGTAGGCTGAGTACCTCGGACGAAGAATAGCCTGTCTACAGGCGTTAAAACCCCTACTCCCTGAATTGCTGTCAGGGTGTCGAGATTAATATAGATCTTGAAATCATTGGCAGGCATCGGGGTTTACATCTCCCCTTCGGAGTCTCCTGCGTTCAACTGTTCACGGATTGCCTGAATTCCACCCTTGGGCTTCTTGGACTCTTTCATCTCCTTCTTTTCGTCGTCTTCCCCTACTGGAGCTTCATCTTCTCCGATAGAGATAAGGGTCATGTGCTTGCCGTCAAACGAGAATGTTGCCATCTCCTGAAACGGTTCTCCTTCTTTTACGCCATCAGGTGCCTGATAGTCTTTGGGAATCTCAAACTTCATTCAATCCCTCCTTTTTATGCGGTGTCCCTGCGGATCAGTTTCCCGACCCGCAGGGGTTTTCACATTACACCGCTAATTATCAATCGTAGTACTGGCAGCCCACATATTGCAGATCGTTAGGGCATCTGCGATACATAAAGCACTTACCGAGGTAAGGTGCAATAGGACGAGTTCCGTTCTGGAAGACAGCCATCCAGCGACCGATCTTGCCCAGAGGGTTATTGACCGGATCAATGATGTTAAGCCAGAAGAACTGGCCGCTGTAGTAGTACGGATAGTCGTCGAATGGCGCTCCAGGAATATCAGGTCCGACCTGCTGTACTGCTTCCTCGTACACATTCGGGTGGAAGATATATCCCAGCTCGAATTGTGCCGCGAAATATGCAGGATTAGGATTCCATGCAAATCCATTTGAGGTTGATTCCTGAACAAACGGATAACGCCGGATCCATACCCCGCCGATATAGTCATACCGGGGAATTTCAGGATCCCAAATGTGGTAGTAACCACGATAGGATCTTTCCACTCCAAGGGGAGCAACAAGTTCGCTGGGTGTAGCAAACCGGATGTCCTGACGCATATCTGCGTTGTTGATAAGCAGTTGATAGGAAGTCTCGGCACCGATAATCAGTCCGAGAACCGGAGCGCCGTTTTCCATACCAAGAGCATCCTGACCCGCTCCGTTATTCAGCATCAGAATACGATACTGATCCAGAAGGCTCTGACTGAGCTGAGCAGAAGGAGGCGGAAGCGTGTTTCCTGCAATCGAGGATGAAGGAAACTCTGTTCCAAATACTCCATTACCCACACTAACGACATTGACCAGGCTCAGATAAGCCGCCCTGCGGTGGTTATCGAGAACCGTCTTTGTCAGCATGGTGAGCTGGTTTACCGTCTTTCCAACCTGACTTGCGATCTGGAAGGAAGTTTTAAGGTCATCCAGACAGATGCAAGGAGTCTGATAACTCTGAGTTTGCAGATTCCAGGTCCGAAGAGTCTGGCCGAAGTTAAGGTTGATAGGGACAGGAAGGCATCCGTTTGAGGAAGCTCCGTTCGAGACACCTACAGAGGGCCACGAATCTTCAAAGTTTCCTGAAAGGATTCGCTCGATGGTTTCTTCGGTGAGGGTCGTTCCCATTTGCTGAGGGAACTTTCCAACCCGAACTAGTCGGCCCCACGGGCCGTCCTGGGTATATCTTTCCCAGATATCGATTGAGAAACGTCCGGTTTCTCTCTCGAAAAGATCATTAACTGTTGAACATGCAATAGCCATAGAAAGTTAAATACTGAAAGTTGATCCCCGAAAACCCGTTGCACTTGCAACAGCGAGGACTCTGTTTCCGCCAGGTGAGCGAGCGGTTACACCTTCGTTTTGCAGGACGCGATCTCTGCTTACGCTTTTCTATGGCGTGATGACTTCGCCTTACATCGAGGTAACTAATCTCAGAAAATAAGTTGTTTGTCAAAACAAAAACCCCGGAGGTATTGCGAGAAACAACGAACTCGCACCTCCGGGATTCTATGCAATGAAATTACCGTACGCCTTTAAGCTGTCTTTTGATGCTTTCCATAGCACCTACAGGCTTGCCAACAGGTTCATTTTCTCCCGTATCTCCTCCGTTAATGGAAGGTTCGTAGGAGTTTTCCTGTTTAACGCGATCTTTGTATTTCTTGATCTCGGCCTTCAGGTTGTTGTTCTCCTGAATCACGTCCTTGGCGATGACCGCAAGGAAGGGAGCTACCATAATATCCTCTTCAGGCGCATCCCCCATGATAATAGCCCTAGCATGTGAAATACGCTTGTCTACAAGAGCATTGTGATCGTCGTCTTTTCCCTTTCGGAAAAGGGACAATCTTTCGGAAATACGACTGGATACAGAGTCGAAGTTGCTCTGCAAGTCTTCCTGCGATTTCTTTACCTGCTTTTGCTCTTCGACTTTCAGATCCAGAGCTGTCTCGCGTGCCTTTTCCAGAGCCTTGTTGTAAGCTCCTCGTTTGGCCTCTACATCGTTTGCAAGTCTCAGTGCCTCTGCTGAGGCTGCTCCTCCTCCGAAATGCTCGTCGATAAAGGCAATACGCTCTTTTATCGGTAACGATAAAGCGCGATCCGCCAAGCTCTCGTCCTCGGCAATATCCTTCGAGAACTGCTTGAAAGCTGATTCTGATTCTTCCTTTGGAGCACGATACTTCTCCTGAAACTTTGGGCTTCTTTCGAAGTTAGTCTTCTCCAGAGTATCCTCCATTTCCTTGAGCTTGGCCTGATAAGAGGATTCTTTCTCTTCTAGCTCTCTGGCTCTGGCTTCTGCGGCTTCGGCTTTCTGTCGAAGTTCCTTGAAGTTAAGCTCTTTGCTCTTAGTTGCAGATGCGCCCGGCTTGTCAGCTTTGCCAGAAGTGAGGTCTTCAATTTCTCCCAGGATATTTTCTTCTTTCTCAGGGGCTTCGTTTTTCTCAGAGGTCTGGACATTCTGCTGTTTTTCTTGTTTTCTTAAAACTTCCGACGCACTCTTTTTCTTCTGTAGAGCCAGTAAATCTTCCGGTTTTTCAGCTAGTTGGTTCTCATCCATTTCAGGAAGGTTTTTGATATTCAGATCGGCAAAGCTCTTGATCTGCTTGTCTTTTACTCCTCCTGTTTGGCGCTTGATCTGTTCCTTGTAGGAATCAGTTCCTGCTGCTCCTGCTACGTGACTTCCCGAAACCAAAGGTTCGGCTGGCGCTGTTGTGGTGAGTTCGCTCATACAGTTTTCTTGATCTTTTTAACTTTAGGATGCATCCTTACGATATCATCTTTTGACTCTTTTTTGAAGGTCTGTTCTCCGATATAGTCTGGTTCTGGTTGTTCCACCTCTTCTATCGGTACCGATAATGCCTGAAGATCCTTGAGGAAGTCTCCTCTTCCCACGTCGTATCCAAAAAGCGTCTGTCCGTTCTGGGCCACATTAAGCAACTGATTCCTGCTCAATGTATTCGCCATAGTCATTCCTGTAATTATCTCAATAGCAGTGGTCAATACCGGGAGCTTTAGAACCTTTGCAAGTTCTTCGGAAAGCTTGGGGTTGGATTGCCATTCCTGAAGGGTCATAGAGCGTTAACAGCGCGTTCGTAAAGCTTCCATTTTATGCCTAAAGCAGAGCAAAAAGTGCGCTCTATTCCTGTAGCGATGCAGTGTTCGTTCTCGTAAGGTGCATCAGGCTCGTCGCCAGGTTCGTCCATGTAGTTTCGATACGTTCTGATCTTCTCGAATTTCTCGTCAAACTTCGTAACCGAAGCGTCTGTAATACCCCTTTTTTCGCACAGAATTGCCTCTATAAGTTCATGAATAGCTACAAGACAGAAATACCATTTGTTTTTCATATCTGAGACTTTGATCGTCAGATTACCCTTTTTATCGAACGACCAATCACCGACCGTACAGTACCTTTGATTACTGTGAGAAACGGTTTTTATTGTGATAGTCATGCAAGAATCTCTTCTACCGTTGGAAGCTTTTTGTCTGTGAATTTAATCCCGAAATCCTCGGCCTTCTTTATTTCTTCAAGCCCTTCTACAAGCGATTCGGTTTTAACTTTTACATCAAATCCGCTTATTTGTGAAGCATTTTCTCTGCAATGCTGGATTGCTTCCAAGATTGTATCCCCTATACCGACTACAGCTCCTATCTCTCCCATTCGAATCGTTGTAGGGATGATATGGTCCACGCCGTTCAATTTGCAGTTGTTGTGGAGCTTGACCCACTGGCTCACTTCATCCGGGAAATACACCGTATTCCAGTGATCTTCTGCAAAGCTTGAATAGATAATCGCCTCTACTCCGTACTTCGCGATTGGCTTGGGACTTACCATTTTCCCCTGAGCACCCTCCCAGATGATTTCATCAAGATTACCGTACATCTCTTGATAAAGTTCATTGGGAGGGCTGGGAAATCGGCAGGTCATGTCAATCAGGTAGGGTGTACCATCTTCTGCAACCCTGATTTCTGTCGAAAAGAACATGCGATACTGCACTTCTTTGAACAGTTTCGAAAGCCTATCGTTAACGATATTGACCTGTTTTGGAAGGTCTTCGGTATTTAAAAAGCTCCCGATATACCCGCAATCCTTGATTTCCACCCCGAAAAGGGTCTTTTTTGGAAACTCTCCATCAATCGTATATCCGTCACTTCCTACCTCGATTACAGACTCAATGCGGTGTTCGATGATAAAGGGCAGGCAGTACTTCAAACCCCCAAGTTCGTTCTCGATTTCATCCAGACGAGGTTCAATCAGGTCGTAACTCTTCGAATTAAAGGTTTCAGCAACTCCTCGGTACCCGCTTACCTTCACATATACATCCTCATGTTCTTTCAGGTACTCCCGAAGAGCATGCATACCGATAACTCTGTCGCATTTTCCTACCGGTAGTTTTACCTGACGCATCAGATCTTTCATCTTCCAGCGAAGAATCTCGAAGTCTTCACCTCTACCCGCTCCGAATACCAGTTTTCCCATGGATCGGAGGTGTTCCTGAAGCCCTCCGTCGTAGATATCCGCGAACAGGAATATATCCATGTCAGGCATAGTTCTCCAGAAGTCCTTTACTCTGGTAACTTCCTCGTATCCATCTCCGATAATTGCGTTATTCGGATTTGGGAAAGCCTGACTTAGAGCGGGGGTGTAGTAAAAAACCTGAAAGTACTTCGACAGTTTTCTAGCGAAGGAGAGAAAGAGTCCGTGATCGTAGAAGAGGAGCTTCTTCACTCAGAAAAGGCTGAAAGTTGCTTCTGCTGGGCATTGATCTTCTTGATCTGAAGGTTCTGGGCGGTAGTACGGTCCTTTAATCGCATCTGGTGTACAGCCTTGGCAGTCTTGATCTGGGCATCATTCTGGAACTTTTCACGGTCAATCTGGATCTTGTTCTGAGCTACTGCCCATTCAGGGGTCTGTTCGGGCTGTTGCTGCTGCTGTTGTTCCTGATCCTGCTCGTTAAGTCTTTCGGCCATCTTGGCGATCTGGTCAGCGATCTTCATCAGTTCTGCCGCTTCTTTTTTAAGCTGCTCGTACTGCTGCTTCCTTGTAGGATCCTCGCTCAGGAACTTGAGATGCATGAGGAGGTGAGGTCCAAGAGACTGAAGGATCTGAATAGCCTTCCTTGGATCCATCTTTCCCTTCTGGACCGCTCGCACGATCTCTCCTGCAAACTGGATATGGATGGAAGCGTGAATGTAATGGTTCTGGTTTGGATCCAGAATAACCTGTCCTCCCGACATAAATGCGTTGTTTTCCAGAGAGGCAACAGAAGCATCCATTCCGGTAGGCTTCTCGTCTTCCTTGATACCGTAGAGTTCCAGTCCGCTTTGCCCAACGATAGAGGCAATCGTACTGTTAATTACCTTAATACGGCTGCTTTCAGGAAGCATGGGAAGGAACTCGGATACCTGCTTCATTGCGAGCATTCTGGCCGCGCTGCTGCCCTGCCCTACACTCCTGTAAGCCCGTACAGATTCGATATGCATAAGAGCTGCCTTGGGGACACCCCTTCTGATACATCGAGCCTGGAATTCAAGAGCATCCCTTCCGCCCGGATCTTCATCCAGAAGGTTAGGATTTGCTGCTCTACGGTAAACTTCCGTGTAGTGAGTATCCAGATCGGCGAGATATACGGATGCTCTGGTGTTTGTGAGTTTGGCTTTCTCTCCCAGTTCCACCTCTGTCTCTTTGGGAGACTTTTTCTTTCCTGAATTGTCCAGGGTCGGTATAAATGAGCTGATCTGGTCCGCTTCCTGTCCCTGAAAGTAGGAAGCAACCTGCATGGCAGCTCCCAGATTTGAAGAGGTATTTACCTGCGTAAAGTTTAATCCTGGGGGAAGTACTCTGTAGGGTCCGATTGTGATAGCCTGAATCTTGGATACATCGTTCGCTGTTGCAGGCTGAAGCATCAGCGAGGATCCAAGGATTACCCCTTCCAGAAGAGAGTTGTTTACCCGGTTTAGTCCTTCTCCGTACTTGTAAACCTTCTGCCCAAGCCCTCGGATTCCATGGTAGTACCCGTTTCCTATTCCGTTTGTGAAGATGGTAAATGCCTGACTAAGTGTCTTGTATCGTCCGATCTTCTTGCAGAGCCATTCCGTAGGTTGAAGTCTATCGAAAATGTAGTGAGAGTACCTTCCGTCAAACTCCTTTACGTACATGTGTGCAAGTTTGACTACCTTGCTCTTGGCATAGCTGTAATACAGGCCGTTGTTCTTGAGTTCTCGCTGATACCACTCCCAGGGTCTGCGCTGGTCCTGCACATCCACCTGAGCCTCCATGATGGATTCTTTGGTGTTCTCTACATTCCATCCGTTCCTTTTTGCAGCTTCAGGATCCCGGATATATTTGTAGAGCTGTTCGCAGTAGTATTCGTCCAGAACAAAGCAGAACTCCCATTCGTTCCAGTTTACCTTTGCTCCTCTCGGTACCACGAGATTCCACACGTCGATTGATCTTGCCCTCCAGTCTCTTGCATCCGGGAAATACATGCATGCCGGACCGTGGATTACCATCTGTTTCTGAGCTACCTGATGCTGCTTTAGAAAGCTTGGGTCGTTTGCAAGAAGTCGGTGAAACTCTTCGGAAATAATACCGCTCCAGTCTTCTCTTTTTTCAGGTTTACCGTATGCAGTTTTGACGACTGCATAGGTGGGCACAGCAGTAAGCATGTCGAAGTAGGGAAGACATGCGTTCTCTACCTTTCCCTCTGCGTGGCCCCAGTTGATATTGATTCTTTCGGACTGGCCCTGCTCCCTTAATACCTGCTCGTTATAAGGAGCGTTTCCGTCAATGATTCCCTGAATCTGCGCCCTTCTGTAGCTGCTGATTTGATCGTCTTCAATCAGGGTATACAGAATAGTTCTGGCGGATGCTGCATCTTTTACGCGTGTCTTGGGAGGATTACCTGAATTAGACAGGTTTTCCAGTGTACTATATCCATCTACCAAGGCAGCCATTTTATAGTTTTAGTTTGGAAAAGGAATCGTTGAGATCGTTATTAACCTTCCAGCACCAGGAAGGATATCTGCTTGTAATATCAGAAGATTCTCCGGTTTGCAAAATATCATTTCGGATATGAACAATCGTGTCGTTCCTGCAACCGCAGATACAGCAGTTCTTGAGCATGTGGTCCCATTTAGTAGTACGGTTCTTTCGTATATTGCTCGTCTTGTCGAGCATTTCGGCCATTGCTCCGCATCCCATACAGACGTTTGTATCCACATTCAGGTGGCATTTTGAGCAAATCTCGGCCCTTTTCTCAGACTCTTCCTGAGGTACAAATACCTCTTTCCCTTTGAAAGATTCCCATACCAGCTTTGCCAGGCTCTGTACCCCGTGAATAATCATCTCTCCGGTTACAGCACAAAGATGGCCTGAGCTAGGGGATCCATCTGTAAATTCACACCATCCAGGAGGAAGTCCCTCGCATATCCTGTTCTCTACTATATCTTTCCAATTATCGGGTAACGATAAATTGTTTTCTTTGTAATGTTTCTCTACTTTCCTGAAAAGCTCAGATAACGATAATTCCTCTGTCTTCCATCCTGTTTCAGGACAGGTAAAGTTAAACCTGTTCGGAGGCACTTCCGGTCGTTGAAGAAGTTTTTGCATTAGGAGTAGGTTGATTCGAGAGCGTACTTGTTCACAAGCTTTTCCCATTCCGCCTGCTGGTTTTGATAGCCTGCGGAAGAGTTTTGAAATCCGTTCTGTTGAAGGAACAAGCAACAAAGAAGTGCTGCTGCGTCTGCCAGGTCAGGGCTTGTTCCTGCCGTCCTTATCTTCATCTGGTCCTTTGGCTCAAGAATCGTCTTCTCGTTTTTTAACTCGTACTGCCTTGTGCAGAATTCCTTGGATGTTTCTTCGTCCAGTCCCCGTATTCTACCTGACATTACCATCTTGTTCACGTTGAACCAGAGCTGAGTTACCCGATTCTTGTAAACTTTGTTTGCCTCCCTTGTGTCATCCATGCTTACAGGTTCAGAGGTGGCCAGACCTCCAAACTGGATCTTCACGATCTCAGGTGACCATCTCTGAGAGATAATATCTGCCAGACCTGAAGCGCTGGTAGCATCCATGATAAAGTCTCTGGGAGGTATTCCCCTTGAAGTGCACTCTTCGATTACGCGGTCCGCAATCTGATAGTTTAACGGGTAATCCTTTCTTTCTTCCAGCCGGATATTCACGATATCCGTAAACTCAAGCCCTGCGGATCCATCCACAAAGTTTCCCACATAAGCGAATCTCAGGATACATCTGTCTCCTCTGGTCGTAAAAGCAGGATCAAGAGACGCCTTCTGAGTCTTTCCAGAACCTTCCCAGATAGCTTTCTGATCTGCCTGGGAGTCAAAAATCATGGCAGCATCTAAAACGGTGTTCCTTGTGCCGCTGGGTGCCCAGAAACCCCGTACGTAGCTCCACCACTCCAGAGAGTTTTCTCCGTGGTTGTGTCTGATAGTATCGACGTTTAACTGGGAGAATAGTTTTGGATATATCTCCTTACCTGCCTTTACGTTAGGAGACTTAAGTCCGTCAAAATGGAGGCAAATACCTGTTTTCGTATCCCAGTG